GTTCTTTTCGCCACACCCCGTAATGCCGAATAACCCAATAACGAACACGGACAAAAACGCTAACTTTGCGGCCTTACTTTTCATTGCTCATCTCCTTTATGTTTGGACAAAAACGCTTGTTTTTGCCGGTTATTATTCATGTTAGTGTTGCCAAAGGGCCTATAATCCCAATAGCCTTTGAAACCCCACCCGCACCTCATGCCGTCCTTGCTCTATAAAATTCTCCATCATTTTCCGTGATCCACAAGCATGCGTGCTTAAATAGTATGCGAGTGACTTCGGTACTAACATCTTTTTTTCTTCAGTGTGAGGATCTTCTGCATCAACAATTGTTATGTAAGGTTCATCAGCATCAAAGTTTACATTATAGACAAAATGTCTATCTGGTATGTCAAGCACCCCACCCTTGTGTTGCCAGTCTAATCTATCGTTCATCTTCGCTCCTCTGGCCCTTTGGCCATTCATAAGCACCGGCTTGTGGCCGGTATTCACTAAGCATAACCAAAGTTAGCACGTGACCAAATCCCCACATTCTTCTTTACATTTTTTGTGATAATGTTCAATTTTTTCGTATGTAAAGTGAGTGTCTGGTGTAAAATCAGTTTCTACCTCACCCCTCATAAACTCACCCAATCCAATAAACCTGCCGCAATAAATACAACGATTCCAAATTTTCCTTTTCTTCATTTTGTCCTCCATTTGGCACATGAACCTAAACGTTCACCAACTTCAAGACTCCACCCCATAAATTAATTTCAATTTTTCAAAAGTATCATATAGGGCGCACTTATATCCACACTGTTTTGGATGCAGTTCCATATTATCAATAACACCTTTTATCTGTGCGTAAATTGTATCAAGTAATTTCTTTTCAATAGCCACCACCCCGTCTTGAAGTCCCGCACTTTCCCCAGGCACATCCACTGGTGAACCATCGGCAGAACGCGGACCTTGCTCCGCACCGCCCTCTTCTAATAAGTTCTGTGCGTGTTCAAGAGCATCCAAATATTTTTGGTCAGTAGGTAAGTAATCTGCCGTTTCTCGCAATTCTGCCAAAATTTCAATAACTTGATTTCTATCCATCACTTAGTCCTTTCAGCCGGTTATTACTGGACGTTAGCTGCCCTTATCTGATTCATAAAGATTACAGCTAAAACCAGCAGGTGTCTCTACTTCATCAACCCCTGCCCCATAGGCATAAAATATTAATTCACATATTAATTCTTTACATTTTCCATCTATTGCCCATCCTTCTTTAACATCTAAATATTTTTTTATAGTTTCAATATCATATTCATTAAGTACTTTCATTAATTGTTTTTTATCCCCTCCCCAATGCTTACAAGTGGCACAACGGGCAGCTAACAATATATCAAGCTGACCCGATTCCACCCCGCTTAATTCATATTCAATATCGTTATCATTAATTTTATCTCTGCACCATGTTATTTCCGCCAAATCATCAAAACTTTCTGGTTGTTCATTTTCAGGGTCAACTTGTAAATATATTTTTTCAGGTATATTTTCCATTCAGTCCTCCTAAGAAAACGTATAACAGTACCTCCTTAAAATTTTTGAAGCTTTTCCATTCGCTTCAACTGGATTTCTATTTTATTTATTTGTCGCTTTAGGTCTTTGTATCCATGTATGTCCCCGTCCTGCAAATATTGATCCGCTCTCTGCTGGCGTTTTTTAAGTTCTCCTTCAAGCCGGATTTGATCGTCTGACTTAAGATTTTGGCCGATGGGTATATCTATTTTGTCGGCCCATTCCTTTGCGGCTTGCTTTTGTTCTTGACCCTGTGTCTCCGAATATTCTCCGGCATATTTATCAATAAAATAAGTCAGCGCCCCGTATAGTTGGCCCATTTCTTTTTGTTCAACTAAATGCTGGATACGCCTCCTTAAGTTTTCTGTTTCGTAAAGTATATCAATAACATATAATATAAGTTCAAATCTCCATTTCTTCTGTTGATAGGCCGCAAATTGCCACCAGCCTATTTTCCCAAACCGTTCAAGGCTGGCAACGATCTTACCAATCTCTTCTCGGCGTTGTGTTTCTTTTGGATTCATTGGTCCTCTCCTCCACCAGTCCAACCGGAGCCGAACCAGCGGATTCAGGCGACGGCTAAAGCCGCGCCTGACCCTTGACGTTATACGGCTTGTTTTTCTTTGCCGTAATTCATTACATATTCTTTTGCTTTTTCTTTTGAAACGTATTCACCGTCCCAATCAAGATATATTTCTCCTGGTGTCAAATCTATTAACTTGCAAATTATTTCCTTTTGTTCTGGCGTATCATTTTGCGCCATCGCTGAGAATGATGAACCGATTTCCCCGTAACGTTTTAATAATTTGCACGCTTCTTCATTGCCTTTAAAGTTCCATGATTTCAGTGTGCCCCATTTAAGTGTTAAGTGATTATTGTTTTCCATTGTTTTCTCCTGTTAGTTAAGTTCGCCGTATAACAAAAGTTTGCAGCGGATGCAAAAAGCGCACCGCTGAAACTAACCGTTCGGCAACTGTTCGAGATTCTCGAATAGTTGACGCTCAGTATTCACAACCAGGATGCCCCGTTTCGTCCTCATAGCGACATTCCTCAGAGCAATACTCCGCCCAATCCGGCTTGCTGCGGCCACACGTAGGGCATGCCGAACAAGCGGATGGAGGGCTACAACATGAAGGGCCGCGTTCACGAGCGCTGTTGGTCTGCCGACGCGAGACGGCTACCTGACGCTTGACGTTATCTGCTTCTACCTCAGCCACCGCGCGCAGAAACTCGCGCATGTCTACATCACACCATGTGGCCCCATGTTCTGACTCGCGAAGTTCGGCTAGCGTCATCAGCCTGTAGGGCTCGCCGCCGTTTACCTCATATTCACACCGTGGACAGACCCCATTGTCGGTTTGTGTCAGCGGACCATGCCAACCGCACGCGGGACATATAACATCGGGATTCACACGGACAGTCATGCGCTCCGCTCCTTCCTGCCGGTGATCCCGGCGTTATATTTATTCGCAGTTGTTTTAATGGTTATCAACCAACCATCTTTTTTATCCATTATTTTTCTCCTGAGCTTTAGCTCATCTAATATCTACAATAATTTAAAATATATAATAAGAGATATTAGATAAGTCTTTTTATTTCTTTTTCTATTTCTTTTTCTTCTTCTACCCCTTCCGAACCCTTCCGAACCCTTAGAAACCCTTCCTTTAATGCCATTGACAGAAGACCGTGTTCGTGTATTTTTTTTAAGCCAGATCGCACGGCACCGTATCTTAAATCGACGACGCTATTACTGTTTCCCCATTGGAAGGCGAGAAAGTTTACGACCCATATTTTTGCGCCACCGTTTATAAGTATGACTCTTTTTTTATCTATTTTTTCACCCGTTATTTTGTCGTAGTCTTTATTCACTTCCCTTAAAAAGCGTTCGATGTTTATTTTACATTTGAGAATACGTCTCATTTGGATTATATCTAATTTCCATATTCCGGCCACATCCACCCGCTTTTCCAAAAACCACCAAATAGCCTTTGACGACAATGACATATCCTGAAACCAAGCTTGGTCTAATATTTCAGTATCTGTTTGACGTTTTGGCATTAACTTCTATCTTCTGTGATTGGTTCTCTAAATTTTTTTATGCTTTCCTCCATCCCATCTATCACCCCCTGCTTATATATCGATTTAAACACAACCATAAGAACTTCTATTGTGCGTAACGGAATTTGCAACCTAATAAGATCATCCTTTAATCCAGTTTCGTATTTTGTAAAATTATCCATTTTCTCCTCCGCTTTTTTTCTTTCCTCTGTCCTCAAAAAACCCAACCAACTCAGGCTCTTCCTCTTCGGCAATTAATCGAAAATATCTGGTGTAATGATCATTTAATTTATACGGCCCACCTGACCGGATTTCGCCAAGCCCCTCCAAGATGAGGGCTATTTCTCTAAACTGATTTCCATTAAATTTCCGAAACCAGCGAATCACTTCAACGATAGCCTTTGCCCCGACTTTTGTCCCATTACGTTTACAAAAAAGAGCTAAGGCGACAAAGACTTTTAGCACTTCGGGATTTTGACGCAAAAATTCCTCAGCTTCTTCACGGAACTCTTCCCGCCGTTCTTGGACGGCGTTTTGCTTTCTATCTTCTGCCCGATACCTTCTTTCAAGTACACCGTGTTCGTCGCAGCAGTATTTCCCATGACGCTGAAGCCTGTCTGAGGGAATGGGTTTACCACAGAATCGGTATTCGCAAGTCGGGGGCGGAGCCCCAAAGAGATCGTCCGTATTTGCCCCATATATCCCGACTGTCGGGATTTCTTGGGTCTGGGTGTATGATTCCGTGTCTCGCATGGTTTAGCTTCCCGTCTCCTTGCAATACCGCGTCATCTGTCGGCCAACTGCAAGACCGACTCTCTTCGATGTAATCCTGAAATATACCTGTTTATTATTAATTCGTTCAAATTTTCTCGTAGCCGGACGACCATTAGTACGCTTGTTAACTCGCCATAAATAAAAATGCGGAGGACAACAAAAATGGAATCGACACGTTTTTACTTGCCACTCTTTCTTTAAAAACATTTTTCCGCAGTAATCACATTTAACCAATATTTTCATTTATTCTTTCATCCCTAATTTGTAATATATTTCATCTAAAACAGGGTAGTCCAATACTGGCCATGTCGGTAAGACCTCGGCCAGCCTTCGTTCAATCCACAATTCAATGATACCGCGATCTCCTCTAAATTTCTCGTTTCCAAAATGTTCCATTATCATTAGCCTATTTACACATCCATGAAATCTGTAATCTAAAACCCATTTCCTGAATTCGTGTGGATTGTTTCCAAGATATTGGTGACATCCGGTACAATGACAAAAACAATTCGTCGGACTCCACCGTGTGTTTCGTTTGGTTCTTCCTATATAATGGCTACACTGGATAGAGGGAGGAATCTTTAAATTATCTTGAATGAAATATGGTTTATTACATTTTTCACAGATTAGGTTGCGGTCTAATTTTAGAAATATACTAAATTTTTCATCCATTCGTTTTTCATGCTTTCGCCAGTCAAGCCTTACAATCTTTTCTTTCCCGAATGGTAAATCTGTTATTTCTTTTCTCTTGGACATTTTGTCATCAACCTCGTTCGCTTCTCTTTCGCTCTTCCGTGTTTTCCCGTCCCAGATACTTCACAACAAATTGATTCGCCATCATGAACAACACAGAACGGGCATTTTCCATCTATAAGGTAGCAGTGACTATACATCTTTGGTATAGCCAAGCATTGCTAATATCTCGCGTTCCTCTTGCGTGAGTTTAAAATTTACACTTGCAAGCTGTTGTTCAATCGCATAATGGGTTCCCCAAGTTTTACATTCTTTGATGAATGCCTTTAAACATTCGGCTTGTTCGCCATCATCAGCATGCGCTAACGCAGCCCCAACTTCCTGCCAGTCAACCTCTTGACCAAGTTTCATATTGTCCTCCATAAGTTTTAGTCGCTTGTATTCCCATCTTCTCCAAACAATTTTTAAGAATAATCTTATTTTGTAATATGTTTTCAAGGCTTCTCCCCCTCCATTTCTTTTATAATATCCTTCAATTCGTCTAATTCATCTTTTAATGTTTTAGCATATCCAATGTTATTTCTTAGGAGTTGATAATATAAACTCCTGAGTCGCAATCGGGAATCTTTAATTCTAATTATTAATTCCTTTGACATAGTTTTTCCCCACCCATTAACCAATTATCCAACATACTTAACGGGAACGATTCTTTGAGACAGATATAAAGCAATTGGTCGCGACACTGGAAGTTCGTCAATAGATGTCTTCTTAGGTATTCAGCTTCCGTAAATCCCAAGCCACAGGAGACGCAACGGTAAACTCCTTTATCCGCCTTCATTTTTCACCGCCCAAAACATTGACTTTGCAAGTGCAATTTCTATTTGTAAAACTCTTTTATTTTCGCTCGATTTAGATAAACTCAACTCAAGGTCTTTCTTCTGGGATTGCAAATCAATAATTTTTCTCTGGATTTCCAGTTTTTGTCGTTCAACAATTCCGTGCTCGACAATCATCTGTTTTAGATTTTGTTCAAGCTCTGTTTTGTAACGATCTATGGCATCGCTTGACATTATTTCAAGTTCAGAGCGGGGTTTGTAGTCCATTAAAATATATCCTCATACGGTGTGATCTATTTCTTTTTCTTTTTCCCTCTCCCGTGCTCGCCGCCCGCAAAATGACTATATTTTTTAGCACATTCTAAACAAACATAATTCCCGCATCCATAACAGTAATCTGAAACGGGGTCTACGTCCTTGCCACAGGAAAAACATTTTTTTATAATAACCATCAAAATACCCTCACCTATTCTTCTTCCCAAATTTCACATTCATCCGTTAATTCATCAAGGTCAACAGGCTCGCCACATTCAGTACAATATACTTCTCCGTCTATCGTCACAGCAACGAACGGATGCTCACAAGGCTTTTCTTTGGTTTTTCCCCTTGAATCAAAACGGCAATTCCTCTTCTGGCTCTCCGATTGGTATATCATCGCTTGAACTTTCGTCGTTATCCCGAAATTGACCTATATGTTTAAGGGCTTCGGCACGCAAAAACTTCAAAAGACGAGTAAAATAGATTTTCAACTCATCTTTATCTTTTCGATCTCCGTCATAACTTGGATAGCCATATAGATTTTCGACATCCCACCCCCCGTCTTCCCTTTCTGTGAATTTTTTATAATAACTGGAAATTTTCTCTCCGCTTTTGTCTTTGATAGATAGTCCACGCTTGCGCTTTCCTTTTTGTGTTTCAAAATCATAGGGCGCAAAAAGATAAAATTGATTTCTTACAAGATTTGGTATCCGCTCTAATAAAGCACTACCGAAAGCCGTATCTTCCTTAACTTGAATCGCAAATTTTTCGTCCCCGTCGGTGATATAAAGATTCCACGATTTTCCATAACGTGGGTCATCACGAAATCGAATATCTTCAAGTATACCACTGACCGATGTATATTCTACCGCATACGTTTTTTCACCGGATTGTAATTCTCGCCCTATCGCTTCGGGGTGGTCAGGTTTACAGCGTTGTCTAATACGCCCAAAACTAATATTTAAAAATGTCCGATCTCTGCCTTTATTCAGTCCCATATTATCCTCCTTAGATTCCAAATCTTTTTTTGAACTCTGCCCTATCCTTCAAAAAATTATTAAATTCCATGTCAATGTTCGTACAAACAACGGGTTTTTTCACGCCACTTTTGTTATCGTTAGGACCAACAGGACAAATAACCAATTGTTCGATTTTATCCCTGCATCGCGCATACGCTGCCAACTGTTTCCATTCCCAGGAACCCGTTTTGAGATCAATGATTGATTTTTTACCTTTATAAAATCCTTCTCCGTCGAAACATCCGGTATAAAAATATTCTTCGTTGAAAACGGTTTCCTCAACAAAATCAAACTGGAAATCCTTACCATGTGTTTCAAAAAACTGTTTATGACTACAATCATCCACAGAGAGCTTAAGCGACCCACTGAGCATTAATGTAATATCTTTATTACATTCTGGGTCTTTTTCTGCCAACTCTTCTAACGATAACCAAATTTGATTATAGATAAAATATTCACAGAGCTTATGAATAAGATGACCACGAGCAGCATATTGAGCAAGATCGGATTCACTGATTCGCCAGTCTTTCATCCAATAAATAATGGATGAAACTCGCGGATATTGTTTTCCACCTTTTTCTCTAAATTTGATATTTTGATATTGGATTTGAAGGAGATCGGACTTCAATTTGTTTTTCAAAAGATCAAATTCACAGATTTGTTCATCTTGCAAAAGCTTGCGATAACTTTTTCTGATTTCGGCTGGATCGTCCCCTTCTTCAATATCGATAATAATTTTATCTCGATAAAGTGGCTTAACGTTTTCAAAGGGGGCTTCAGAAATTACACCGCCGAAAGATGTTTCTATCTCTAAACTTCTTACCTTGGCCATTACGTTTCTCCGTGTACTTGTCGAACACCTTCATTGAACAAGCGATCCTGTGCATCTAAAAACGCCTTTTCCTCCCTCCATTCATCCTCTTGTTCCAAAAGAGCAAGCCGTTCTTGTTGGTCGTCGATTATTTGATGCGCTACCCTCAAAAGCATTTCTAAGCGATTAATCTGTTGTTGTAAAGCATCTAAAAGACTCATGATTTCCCTCCCATATACGCCCGAAATTTATTGAGCGCTTCTCTGATATTATTCCCTCGTATTTCCGTGGCCGGATCGTGTCCTATTAAGATACGTACACTTGGCCCCTTTGCTTCTTCGCCTGGCACAATCGTTTCCCCAATGTCCAAGTGCACAACGTCTTGAGAAGCAAGACGCTTTATTTCCGCGACCGCTTTATTCCATTCTTTCATGTTCATTTTTTCACCCCTTGCTTTTATTTATGACAAACCCATCCACCCGAAGTACCTCGATTCCGGTTTCCGGCCCGTCCGGCGAGTGATTTGTACGAATGCCTATTCGGGTTTGACATCCCTTTGTCACTCCTCCTATCCTGCAACCGCCTACGGCGGTAAGCAGCTAAGGATGGGTTTGTCATTTATATTTGCACCTGAATTGCAATTCTACATGGTGACATATTTATGGCTACTTGTTTCCGCTCTGATAATTTGATAATCTTAAAAGATGCTTCAAGCAATACGCCAACACACCCGCCAACTGCCACCCAGACAGGGTCGCCTTTCAAGTCGGCTCCTCGATGGTCACGCCCTCCTGTGAGGGGGATTTTATTTCCGAGGCCGTCCTTGTAAATTTCATAGATATATCCTCCGGCGACAGTTCCAAGCACAGCGTAGATGGGTTTGACTTTAAGTGCCCTCAATCCACCATAGCCCACAATCCCTCCCGCCATGTGCCCGATTGACCAGCCGTCGAAATCCGGCCCACCCTGTTTTATTCGTATCCCATGCCATTCATTGTAAGATTGAGCGGAAAGCATGGTAGGAATCAGCAGTATTAAAAAAATGGTTTTCATTAACTTATCCTTCCCATATTCACTTATACCCGTATCTTTTATCAACCCATCCCCAAAATCTCTTTATCACCCTATCCCAGTTTTTGACATCCACCTTCATCACCGATCCGCTACCCTGGCTACCAATCGGCTCAACAGCGGATTTTGCTCCCGGTTCCCATTTTTCATTCTCTTTTACAAAACCTCTAATCTTTTGTGCCATAGCACGACATGAGATATTTCCTTTTTGTAATTCATATAGTGCTTCAACGATACTGCGCTCATCATCAATGTCCATACTATCAAATATCTCAATTGGATTAAGCGTCGCCGAACCATCACATACACCTTGCAATGTTTCCAATGCCTCAATTGCCTTTTTTATGGCTTCGGTAAATTCGTGATCCTCTCTAATTTCTTTTATGCTTCCCGTCATAGCTATTAGCATTGATATGGCTTTTTGGTTTGTCATCTCTCGTCGCTCCCCTTAAAAAAGAATCAAAAAAATGATTTTCATTGTAAGCTCCATTAGATCGGACTTCTCATTCATAACTTTCAATTTTCCACACCTCCCCCTCATCGGATAACTCTTCCCTGACATAACATTCCCATTCTGTTGTTTTAAATTCCCCGTCACGGAAAATTAAATACCAGCCCAACCCTTCATATTCAGTTATCTTTCTTAAATATGGGACTCGTTCCTTCTCATCCTCGTCCAGTTCCTGCCTCGCCTCTTCGTTCTGGCTATTCGCACCAGATTTCCCCACCTTGATTTCTTTTACAAATTTAATTCTCGGCAAACAATGAATCCTATCTTCTGCATCCCAGATTGCACAATTCCCCTCACAATCCTCGTTATATTTTATACAATACACATTATTACAATTCATTTTTGCCTCTTAAAATATGGCACGGCCAGCATCCACGAGTATACCAGCCGTGCCCGCCTTGGGGGGGAAGTAGGAGCGGGACAGCATCTCTGCTGCCAACAACCCCGAAACTGTGATATTTTCCCGCTCCATAGAGAGGGAGGCAGGATTCGAACCTGCACTGTATCGTGGCCCCGATACACGCCCCGTCGGGTTGCGTCTAACCCTTTCCGCCACTCCCTCAAAAATATTCGGACGCCCCGCATGGAAAACATGAAGGGGGTCAAGGCACGGGACGCCCGAAAAGTCGCTTCCTATTTTTACTTTCTGGATCATTAAACCCCCTTCGTTGGGTTAATTGAATATAACAAAGTCAATTCAAAAAGTCAAGTGTTTTTTCATTTACGTTAAAAGGAAGTCGCTATCCAACACATTCTATCTTCCGGCCACTTTCTATTTGACAATTTTGTGTCTCCCCAATCATAAAGTCGCCCCATTTGACAATCAAAATCCTCCACGTCTACGACAGAGGCCATATTGGTAGCAATGTCAAACAATTCATCAAGGGCAAATTCTTCTTCGATTTCTTCGTTGTTATTGGGATTAATTTTAGAAATTAAATCATTAATTTTCGCTTCGATAATTAGACCGCCTTCTGATATGGGGATTTCTTCGCTATCCAATTTTTCCCACACATCTTTCAAGTCTAATCTAAATTTCCAATTCGCCATTAGTGCACCTCCGTATATAAAATTACATCAACACCAACCCATTATTATTTCCTTTTAGAGGTTAGCACGGCGACAAGCCGTCGCTCTCACTCGCCGCCGTGCCGTTTAGGGGATGAGGAGGGTTCTCGCCCCTGAATTTCCCTCTCCTCCTGCAATTCCCACCGTCCGTTGACTAAGCTCCAAGAATAATAAATCCCATTCTTGGTATAGCTTAAATCCGTAAGCCTTTCCTCGATCCATCTCTGGGAAACGATTGTCGCGGATTCCCAGAATTTATCATTTTCGAAGTTCATTCTACACCTTTAACATCTTGTCCAATTCGATGAAACTTGTTCGCATAAGGGCGGAGGAAATCTTTGATCTTGGCAAACTCCTCTTTATCTTCTTTACTTCCCTCAACCCTACACTTGCATATATGTAAGGCAAGTTGATAAATTTTGTCTATGTCAACAATAACACCGAACGACCCACACCATAGGGGCCAGCAAGAAAAATCAAGATCGGCTCCCCGGAGGTCGGCTCCCTGGAGGTCGGCTTCCCGGAGGTTGGCTCCCTGGAGGTTGGCTCCCCGGAGGTTGGCTCCCCAGAGGTTGGCTCCCCGGAGGTCGGCTCCCCAGAGGTTGGCTCCCTGGAGGTTGGCTCCCCGGAGGTCGGCTCCCTGGAGGTTGGCTCCCCGGAGGTCGGCTCCCTGGAGGTTGGCTCCCTGGAGGTTGGCTCCCTGGAGGTTGGCTCCCCGGAGGTTGGCTTCCTGGAGGTTGGCTCCCCGGAGGTTGGCTCCCATGAGATCAGCCCTGTTTTCCTCAACAGCCCACCTGATATCCGCATATTTACCAGCTACTATAATTTCGTTAGTAAAGCGATTCCTTAGTTCAATCTGCTTTTTCATAATTCTACTCCTTTCTTTCTAAGGTTGTCTATACATTCTTGCAAATAGGCTTCGTCGTGTTCTGGGAAAATAGGCGTTCTGTCAAACTTTAAGTGTCCAGATATTTCGAGTGAATAATCATAACCCAGTTTTTTCCCTCGATAAAAGGAATCAAGCCAACGTCTATCTATATTATAACCCCGACATAACAATTCATGCATAACTTTTTTATGATACAAATAAAGATATGCGTAGGGATATTTCCAGACATACCCGACGACTCCGCCTTTCTTGCCCCAGCCCTTTCCACGCATTCCACAGCATTCTCGATGCAGGCCATTCAACTGGCTTTTCTTGGGATCGCCAGACGTTTTACGGTCTGGTAGCTTATCGATTATATCTTCGTGCCAGAGTCGCATGTCATTTTCTCCAGTCGTGATACTGCCAACCTTCGGGAGTGAATCTCTCTGGAGGCCAAGTTTTGATTTCCTCCAGAACCCTCTTGTATAGTTCACCCCACTTTCTGCCATCCGTCATCCGTGTGGACGGCCTTGTGGCTGCGCGAGATACTGCCATTATGGTAACATTCTGCCTCCACGACGCGCTTGATGGTAAGCTGGTATTGGCCGGGTTCCAACCGTGTGATGCCAACCAGACCGTCGCCAATATTTGCGGAGGCCAATGTAGTCGGTGTCTGAGTCGGTACGCCACATGGTTTGCCGCCGACAGACGAAAGATACATAGAACTACCGATAATACCATTGGCAAGTGCCCGGAAAGCATTTGCCAGTTCAACAGGCTTGATTGTGTCGAGCTTGGTTTCGTCGAGGGTTTTAAATTGGATGTTCGTTTTAATCGTGAGTCTGACATTTGGGTCGTTACTTGTCACGGTTTCCATTTTTTCCTCCAACTTTTGGGGTTTGTTTATCTCTTATGCGTTCATTTATATCTATTACAAATACCGTACCAAAACAATTTTGCTGTTGTTTTTTATATACTTACGAATAACACTTTTTATGTATATATCAAAATTGTCTCAACTTGATACACAATTAAAAATGTATAATATTTGATAAGTATATATATTCATTATAGTAAGGTCAGTTGTATCATTTTGAACAGATTTCACGGATGATACACTTTTTGCGGTTTTCATCGTTTTGTTAACATCAACAAAACGATCTAAAACAACAAGGCCAGCCTCGAAAGACTGGCCCTGCGGGGGGGGAGGGATGGAAAGATTATTTTTCTTTGCCGAAAACTTCCAAGCCGTATGTAAAGGCATCTGCGATATAGATTCCGGCCCGAAATACCTTCTCGATAAATTCTTCAACCTCATCGTCCGGGAGATCAAATTCATCTTTGACAAAGGCAATAATCTCGGCACGTTCGGTTTCATCCATATCCCCAAATTCGGCTGATACATCACCGATTCCCTTGATTGCCGCGGAAAGGGCTTTTCCTGCCGTTGCGAAATACGGAAGATCGGTAAAGCTGAAATGTTCGTCTTCAAGGGTTTTCACCATTGCTTTGACGAACTCTCCTACGAACTTGACAATTTCTTTGATGTTTTCGATACCCATTTTCTTCACCTCGCTTTCTTGAATTGTTTTAAAGTTTCAATTAACAAAAACAACAACCTCTCCCACCACGGATTTCCATCTGTTTTTCCCTTGACTTCTTTCTCAGCTTTAAAAACTTTGTGTAAAACCCCACCCCCCAAAACTGCGCTTCCCGTATAAAAAACACCTTCTCCAATAGGGACGAGGAAGGGTAAACCCAATAGTCCTATTCCCTGTAAAAGTTTTCCGCTTGCCATTAATCCTAAACCGATATATGCCTTTTTATAATTGAGTTTCATCCATAGCTTTGCAAAAAATCCGACCCCCTCCTGCTTCGGTAAATCGGTCGTCTCTACTTCCTCGACAAACGGTGGTTCACCTTGCCATTTACCATGTCGTTTTATTTCATTTTGAGGGGTCATTTTGTTACCTCAAGATGTAACACATTATAAAATGCTGATGTAATATTTCACCCCTGTTTGGGGGGCTTTGACCGTCCCTCGCTTGCCGGCACTTGACCTTCCCAATACCACAAATGGCACATGGGGTAATTCCTTGCACGTCCATCCTCGAATATCACAAGAACAGTATTTCCTTCTTGGCCTTGGCAGTAGGTTTTCACTCCCTGTAATTCGATTTTATTGATGTTATCCTTTGGTGATAATATTAACTTCATTTTTTGTGTAATTCCTCGTATTTATTTTTCAATGTGTTTTGTGCAATGCCTCCCCAACCCCTCTTTTTCCAATATTCTATTAAGTTGTCCCAAGACACCGGGTTTTCTTTGTCTCTTGCATATAACAAAATTTTTTCTTGTTCTTTTGTCCATATTCTTTTATTTTTCTGGCAACGCAAGCGATCTATCTCTGCTTGCCATTCGGCTTCGGAAATAGCTAATTCTTTCACAATACAACCTCTTTGGGTCTTTTCATTTTCCATGTTCGATAGCGGACATACACTTCATCCTCGTCTCCCGTGCGGATTACGCAACCCCCGACATGAGGAGTCGATGCCTTGCCAAGTGCTTGCTTATAAACAAAGGGAGTCTTTAACTGCCAGCCTGGAGTTACGCAGGATAGACCCATTCCCTTTCCAGCTGGCAGCCCGATATATATTGCTCTGTGCCGATGGCTTCTTACAACGACGTCCGGCGGTTCATCTTTCCACCGCCCCGCCTCATTATATGCTTCAACTAATTCTTTGAATACGGCAGTTGATTCGTAACTGCTACTTGACGTTGTGCCAACATGATGAGTAAAATGTATAAGTGCTTTATCGAGTCTTGTCCACATTTCCCACCGTGAATAATTCCTGGTTTCTTCGTCTTGCATTGCCTCTAAATTTTCGGCAAGTTTTTCTTCATTTTCTGCCGACAATCCGACATGTGCTTCGGTTCCTCTTATATGATAATATCCCTTACATTTCTTTTTTAATAGAATAGGCTCCATGATCTTTCTTGCTATTTTTGAGTGGATCGAAAGATTATTACTGATAGTTGTTGTTGCTTGGTGGTGTCTACCCTCAACCATATCGCCATTAACAACTATTATATAATCCTCCTCCCTTGTTAACATCGGTACTGATTCTTCCCACCATTCCATCCACGCCTTCCACGAGGCCCTTTGAAATTTAGAAGCATGATAATGACCACTGTTATCTAATTTGATCGCCCCTGGAGGACAAAGCCCTAACTGACAACCCGCATGTATATCTGATATAACAACTATATTATTTATTTTATTGGTACGCTTCATCTATCACGTCCTATGGAAATATTCGTTGAGTTTTTCAAGACTATGGAAAACCGGAATATTGTATTCATGTGCAATTTCAATTTCGTTTTGCGTACCGACCGAATTATCGCTGTTGGGAACAATGAGAATGGCATCGGCTTTTATCAGCCACGCAAGAGAATATTTGTAATAATCGTCAATCGTTAGTTTTTCGCCAGGCCTAAGCATCAACTGAAAATGATAATCAAGCCAGGGCGAAAACGGAGCATAGCCAGCAAGTAAAACTTCTGTGCTTAACCGGACTCCCTCACGGATATTATCTAAAATCTGTATAACGTTGTTAGAAGAATAAGACCCTGCCACATATACTCTTTTCATGTTTAGTGCCCCCCCCTTTTTTTATTTTACCAGTTAGGAACTTTTCCTTGTAGGATTAGTATGATGAAACTTATAATAACAAATGCACAAAGGTAAATATAGAATATTTTGTTACGGTTCATTTTCAAGTTTACTCCTTTTATTATTAACCGTTCTGTGTGTCACATGCCTTACCGCACTTCTGGCACTCATACCAATGTGTCGTGTGTCCTCGCACCACGACGGGCGTACCACAGCACACAGAACAAACGGATGGGGGCGACGATGATTCCACCACCTGAATCTTACTCGCCCTGTGATTGGGTACTTTATATAATTTCATTTATCCAGCTGCCCCCTTTTCGCCGCGTCTATCGCCTCGTGAAGCGTCCTCCCGTGGTATCGCTTACCGTCCGTCGGGTTACCGTCATGGGTGAATTCAATCTCGTACCCATCGACTACATAGGTAATTTCGACTTCCCTGTGAAGCCCATACTGTTCTTCCAGCCAGTCGAGCCTTTCTGTGTCCGTTGGTATCTTCAATTGTTTATTTGTTATCCGTGCCATCGTCCAACCAATTCTGAAAGATTCATTTGTTTCAAATCCGACAATTTTTTCATACTCGTCTAAATCTTTATATGCATAATCCGTTAATTCGTCTACTGTCACGTCACCTTCCTCTCTTGTGGCACGTAAGCCTGCCTTTTCTTGTATGGCATGTTTCCAACCATGTTTAAAGGCGGTTTTATAATGAAATTCAATCATGTGTAAATACATTGGTTTGCCTGCATAATTCTCTAATACTTTCTCTATATAATCCCAATGTTCATTCACCAAATCATCGGGGCAGGCTAACAATTTACTCGACTTGTTCACGTTACTCCCCCTCTAAAGGCCAGTAATCCCTCCACGTTGCTTTCTCTACCCGTCTCCACGGAGGCCAGATAAGCCAGAGATAAAAAAAGAAACCAAGCCATAAAACAAGTAATGTCACGGGTAGGCCCAGAGTCAGGCAAAAAATATAGTGGGAAAATTTCATTATTCCCCCAAAACAAAAAAACCAGAATCTGCCGAGACGCTTAACGACTCACCGATTCTGGCCTTGTGTTTTCTTCCCTCTCCCTGCATGTTTGGAATATACAAAAAGATGTTTTAAAAGTCAAGCGAAAAATAGGTCATGTGACCTATAAAATGCAATCAATTATATCAAGTTTAAATTTATCTATTCCATTTAATTTTTCCATAAATTCTTTAAATCCGCGCCCACTTGACAAGACTGCGGGTTTACCGTTTAATTCTCCATATTCTTCTGCTATTCCGATACAACCCAGAAGATCGTCTATCGTATTTGCGCAATGAAATAATATAGATGTTCTGTTTAAAACATTCATCACCTTATAAGTGTGCATTCCATTTGAGCGGATAGTCCGTCGGCAGGTATAATGTCCGGCAGGGATACAGGAAACAAACGGCTTATTATTTTTCCACGGCAATTCAAGGGTAACGGCAAAGGGAATATTATTATCAATTAATACTCCAAAAGTTCCATGTTTGTTTTGAGCTATTCTTTTAAGTATCATTAATCACCTTTTACAAATATCATTTCCCATTCATCGCCATTGCGTTTTTCCGCTCTAAAGAAATAGCCATGATATTCAAGGACGGTTTCGATCTCTTCCCGAATATCGTTATTGCCAAAATCGGGGTCGTTGGCAAGGATGCGAATTATTTTATCTTTTTTTGCCATTATATTTTTTATCAAGAATGTTTTTAATCCATTCTGTCCGTTCGTCTATACGAGCTAACATTTCGCCTTGTTTTACAGTTTCTTTTTCAACAATATCAATTCTTTGACATAGGGGGTGTATTATATATTTGTGATAAATCCCCATTATTAAACCAACAATAGGAGCACCAAGCGCAGGCCATATTTCTTTTATTTCCACAATCATCCTCCAATTGATTTTAGCGGTATTTTCGCTTCTGGCGCGATTTATTCCAAATGCGCTTCAAATTTTATCTGATAGATTTTTACGTCTGTATTCGTATCGGTATTGTTCACATCTATTTCGATATAATACGCAAAGTCGGTTAATGTTAAATCCGCAGCAAGGCAGGTCGAGTTTTGCGCTCCCGAAGTTCCATTTCCAATATCGTCTTCGTCTTCGTCAGTTGTAATCGTTCCGTCTTGATCGGTACGGACAAGGGCTAAATCAAAGTCATCTCCGTTTCCGTCGGTGTTGTAATAAACAGTGATTTGGTCAATTACAACTGTTCCGCTGAATTGATTAAACGGAATATTGAGCGGTGCATAGATAGGATCATTTGCATTGGTTGGATGAACGGCTGCCTCGGCTGCAATATACGTTCCCCCCGTGACAAAATCGTAAGCTCCAACATTCCACGTAAATTCTTCATCGGATGTTACCGGAGAATTTACGTTGAAATCACCATCAAGGGATAGGGTAAAATCTCCGTCGGCTCCATCGGAATCAACCGTTGTAAGAGACACCTCGCCATCGCTCCCGACCTGAATGTCCGCATAATTTGTAGCACTGCCATCACCGTCATTGTAAGTAAGGCGTATATTCCCACCGCTTGCTCCATTGATTTCAAGTATTTTGTCGGGTGCGTTTGTCCCGATGCCGACGTTACCATCACTCCCTCGGACAAATAACGCATTGGCATCATTGTCTGACTCAACCCTGAAATCTACATCATAACTATCTTCGTTAAATACAATATATCCTTGATTTACAGAACCATTATAACCATTCATTTCAAAATAATTCCGTGCTGTGCCATTATGAGCAATGTAGTGAGTTTCTTGACCAGCCTCATCCCCATTAGTAACATCAGAAGCTTTAAACCCTATCTGAACAAAATCGTCCTCATTCAAGCCAGAATCATTTCCATAAAAACGCCATTGACCAAGATAATCACCGTCTGCCGGTGAATCTGAAAGTTTACGGAAATAAAATAAAGCTGAATTATTATCATCATTATTATTAGTAAAATATATTAACGGCCTGGCTGCAGAAGACGAATAAAATTCAGGAAAAGGTGTATTTATAAATATTCCATCTGAATCCTGCAAAACAAGTTTATCCTGAGTATTAGAGTCAGAATAACCAGAACTCGGCTGATAAATAATAGAGTTATTTCCACCATCAGAATCCAAAACTATACCAGCATAAGCGCTTGACCCAGAATCATTATTTTGTATCTCTAAAACAGTAGCGGCATTTTGGTCTTTTTCTAAATGTAATAAATTGTTTGGACTATCAGTCCCAATACCGACATTACCTATAGAATCTACAATCGCGTGTGTATTTCCATCTTCATCTAAAATGATTACTTCCCAAGCTCCGTTGTCCGCAAGCCTGAATTTAATGGATGCCGAATCAACCAACGTAAAAGCATCACTCGGCACAGCTTCTTCGTAAGTCTGGCTTGTCCAAGCGTAAGGCAAACTGCCATAATTTCTAATCCATTTCGTTTGCCCGAAAAGCAGAGATGGAATAAACGCTAAAAGTAAATATCGTTTTTTCACCTTATCCTCCTTATCCTGGGTCTGCACCCGTCATCGGTTCACTGTTTTTGGCAATTAGTTTTTTGTAATACGTTGTCGCCCCAATCGTCCAGCGTATCCAATAATGCGTATATTCATTTAAATCCGATACGGGCTTATATCTATACAAGGACGATAACTGCGTACACGCCACTTTGTTTGTCGGATAGGCCGAAGTTGTCGGATAAACCTCGACCGTGATTGTTGATGTATAATCATCGCCGGTATCGGGGTCTACAATATGTATGATAATTTCATCTTTATCCCATGCCATTTACCATACCTCGCCGGATAAAGGCAACAAAGCAACCGCCTTCCCACTTGTCGCCTGCCATAGATGTAATCTGATTTTTTTCTCTGCATCTTCTTCACCCGCATAATAATATAAAGAGAGGTTCGGATTTATTCTCACTCCGATATTTTGACGTAGCGTACCGTTTAAATCATAAAGCAACATTGCCATAATACTTGTAACATCCCTGAGAGTTTCTACATTATCATGCGTATCTATTTGGTTAATGAGATCAATCGTGATCTCTTTCCATTCGGGATTTATATAATATTGTACGGGCTGTCTATTACAAAGTCGTTTCAGCACCGTTTCTTGATGAGTAATGATATTTACGGTATCGACTTCTAAATCCGAAAAGCTGACTGTCGTTTCGGATCCGCCTGAAATATATTTAAATGTTAATACGGTACTCATCCCTTAATATCCAGTGCCATTGTTGCACCACCGAGTTCCATTTTCAGGGCTCCATTGCTATCACCAGCCAAAGCCGTTTGCACAAATACTCTTAACAAATCACCAGCCGACAATCCGGTGGGCGTGATCGTAAACGAATAGCTTGCCATTGAAGCCGTCATGGTCTGGATTGCCGTTGCACAAATATCGCTTCCAGCCGTTCCCGCTTCTGCGATTTCGTAGGCTTCGCAATCTATCGTCTTTGGGTTTTCAGTGTTTGTCCCCGCATCGTTGAAACGTGCAGAAAAAGATACCGTTACGGTTTGGCCTGCAACGTAACATTCGGGAAGCCTAAAATCAAAATACAGCGTTTCCGTCTTTGTGGCTGCCTGCGCATCCTCGCCTTGGAAAATTCCCGTTCCTGATCCGTAACCCCCCATAACGAGTTTGGGGTTTCCGGCGGCTCCGGTAGTGTCGGGTATTGAGCCATCTGCATAACGAAAGTCACTTAGCGGTACTTTATACCCGACCGCATCTTCTTGTGCCATATTTGTTCGGGGCCAGGCGTTTGCAACCGCTACCGTAAGTGTGTCACCCTGTGAATAAGTCGGCATTATATCACCTCACCATAATACTTTACCAGTTCCTATGCCACTGTCTTCGATTAGGAACCAATTATTCCAAATGAATTCTGCGTCGTACGCCAAAAACGACAAATCAAATTTTCCTAAATACGATATATTCGGTATGCCGATTATTTCGATCTCGGTATCAATATCTGGATTGTCACAATCAAGATCGACGTGATCCCCTATAGTCAAAACCATGCCCTGCAGGGTCGTGTTAAACCTAAAAACGGTTAAGCCGTTTTGCCACATGAACCATTTATGGGCTGCCATAGATTTTGCATAATCTTCATCGAACACACCAGCGAGGCGAAGAATTCGCTGCCTTACAAATCCGTGCCGAATATATCCTTTATTATCATCTCTTGATTCGGGATAAGTCAATTCGTAAAGATACTTAGAATTTGTATAATCATAACCGTACAAGACTTTGATTTCGTTCACCATTTCCTTTGTCTGGATAGTAGGGGTCGGTAGACAGAGGTTCGTATCTTTGGCTATCGTCGGGACAGAGCTATTGTAATGGGGCCTAAAGGTATGGATTTTTTCGACACCCCAATTATCTGTAAATGTAAAACAATCTCCGTGTCGTGATATTCTCTCTATGCCTTGTGAAATTTTCATCTCTCTATCAAGAGAATATTTAATATTATAATCCATCAAATCGAAATAATGATATTCGGCATCCCAGGAGAAGTCGGTATCGAGAGAAGACCTCTGCTTCCATGTCACGGTTGCGGCTGGAGAGTAAGAATTAGATAAAGCCGAAACGGTCAGGTCAATATACGGCGGGTATTTGCTGTTTGTATCAACGCCTGTGTTGACGGTCACGTCTTCGGTTGTTGATCCCTCTGTGATTGTCAGGGTCTCTCCGGTTTTAATCAACATCGGAACAAGTATTTTTACCTTGATTGTTGTTGCGGATGCGCTTGCATTTTCAAAGAGCGTCCCGACATATCTGTCTGCCAAATAGCTCGAACGGTCAATAAGTTGACTACTTATCCCTGCATGATCCTCGTAAATATCATAAAGGCATTGTACAATATTTTGGTCTTCGTAGGAAATGGCCGTTGCAAATGTAACCGTATCGCCATCTGCCCTTGTACCCTGCCAAGCATCCGACGGGATACGAATGTTTTCGTTGCCAACTAAATTTGTATCAGATGTTGTAATTCTAACAGTTATAAAACTATAATTGCTCGACGACCCCATTAGAGCATAATCCCCATAGAGTCTTAATGCATATCCAGTCGAAAAATAAGTTGCATCTACTAAAATATCGGCATGGGTCGGATCGGTGGGATCGGATACATCTATTACTGAAAGCGCATTATCTCCAAAAGCGCCTAAATAGCAACGATTATCTCTATATTGTATAGAATATGCACTTGACAAATACGGGGGGTTGGCATCCTGGATATTGGAAGTTTGCGAGGGTGCGGTTTTATTGCTAATGTCTATAACATTAAATCGTCCATTTATAGTTGTTGTATATAAATAAGTTGCGTCTTCGTTAATATCTAAATCAAGTAATGTAAAAAAATCGAGCGGATCACCAAGATCGGTTGATAGTAGTACACCCGAAATGGTTGGATTTGTTTTATCACTAACATCTATAATATTAACCGACAAATCTGCCTCAGTAACTACATAGGCATAATCACCATAAATCTTTACATTGCGTGGCCCATTCATGTAATTGGGTGCACCGTTACCAGAAAATGTTGAAGCAAGTGTTGGATTGGTTGGATCACGCACATCAAATATTTTCAACCAGTCGTTATCGCAAACAACAGCATATACATATCCGTCTTTTGCAACCATTCCACCAGTAATAGGAGTATCGCTAACCGTTACAGCTATGCCACCCGTTCTTGTTGGATTACTAATATCCGATATGTCGTATATGTTCAAATAATCATCATTCCAAGACAATACGTACAAATAATTATTTTCAACTGCAAGCTTATACGCGCCATTCATATAATTGGGCGAGCCGTTGCCGCCGAAGCTGGTTACAAATTGAGGGTTCTGTGGGTCTTCAATATCTATTATAATACAAGTTAAGTAGGGGTCTACTTGGAATCCATTTGTTATAATCGCATAATGTTTGTAAATGGCTATATCATATATATTGTTGAATCTAAAGGGATGTTCTGCGCCCGACAAAATTCCATATATTGTTAAATCAGTTACGCTATTAACCCCTTCACCTATATCTGCGGCTTTCAAAATAAATTCAGTGTTCGACGTAAAAGAGGCCGTCCATTCCGTCAGTTTACAATTATCAAATACTTTGACTTTCGTTCGGTCAAATGCCCTGTATTCTGGATTAAATATATTATCAATATAGAATGTATTGTCCGAATCGGCGTTAGCTATCGTTATGACAAGTGAACTAACTGCGTCTTTATTTGCATCAGAAACACCCGAAATATCCCATGTTATCGTTTCCCATGTATTTGCGCTTGATACTGACGGCGTATATTCCGTGCGAGTACCGCCAGAATCAACTAACTCAAATTTTAAGTTAGAACCCGATCTTGACGCATAAATATCAAACGTAATTTCATCAAGACCGGACATATCAAGGGCCGTACTGAATGTCCTTGTCAAATATTCGTCAAGGCTGTCCGTTGCTGCAGCAACAGCTTCCATGGAATATTGCCCTTGCGATTTTATTGTTGACTCTGAAAAACACTGCAAAGCATAACCGTATACACGATAATATTTGATATTGGAATTTTTTGTCGTTGTCCATGTCGTACCATGATCTGTGCTGTATGCATTCGTTCCGGTTCCCGTTGCGTTTCGGTTAATATTCCAGTAAACATTGTTTGCCTGATCGGGAATATTCAGTCTTATCCAATACGACCCGGCGGGAAGAGTAAAGGCGGTTGAAAAAGTACATTTGTTCCATGCAGCCGTTGAAAGTGAACCGTTGGCTATTGTGCCCGTAGCATTGGTATCTGCCAGCGTACCGGATGGAGTGTCGGCATCGTCGGTTTCAATCCGAAAGGTCATGTCTCCGGTGGGCGCGCCATTTTTGGAATTAATATATGTTGAAACTGCTGTGCAAGTTATCGGCTCGTCAAGGGTAAACCGCACCCCCAACCAGTATTCAGTTCCCCCCACATCTCCGAGGGCCGAATCTGTGCCCCCGCCTGTCTCATAACTATCAAGTTTGGCTTCCGTGCTACTACTGGCCCACGCAGCTTGGACAAGTGCATCGGAAGAATATTCTATATAATCTATTTCCTGTGCAATACTTTTAGACACAGAATTTGCAAGAACTCCATCCGTATCTATTCTTTTTAATTTTTGCGATGAATCAGAATCTGCACCTGTTAAAATACGATCAAATGCTTCTTTTTTAAGATCGACCACAACAAGAGTTGACTTTCCGCTTTCGCATTCTGGCGGTTTTAGCAATTTACCCAAAAAGCAAGTCACTTTTGACGTACATCCCGTCATTCGCATACGCACTAAAACTTCTTTCAACTCTGCCGATTTTGGGTAAATATATGTTCCTTTTGCATAATTATAAGTCAGTCCTGCATTGTAAGTGATTTCGTGATAATAGGTAGAACCCGAAGCAGCCGTGAAACTGTCAGGATATATATCTTCGCTATTTGTGCCGTCATCTATGGTTAATACCTTGCCAGCCGAAAATGAAACGCCGGATTTATCAAGCAACTTGATCGAAGTCGCCCCCGACGCATGGTCTTCGTAAAGCTCGCCAGTTATATTATAAAATGGTGAATTTGAATTTGTCGGATTGAAAAAATTGTCTGGATCATTAAAGGTCAACATCATGTCAAATGCAACGGGTCGCCCGATCCATTCAATGTCTAATTCTCTCGTATTGGAAATCGGGGTCATTTCAACGATGTCATATTTACCACTTAGAGGTATTGCCTCATCTTCGGGATCGTAGACGATTTCAATAATCGGCTTGGCAGCCGTTTTCTTCTCAAGTTCTGTCTGCCATGGACTCGGCAATGTCGTATAAGCTGGCATATCAACTCGATTTTAAGAAGGTTAATTTATGAATAACTCCGTATGCTTGTTCTCCGCCGACATGGTATTGATAAGTATGCGTCATTCCGTCTGGATAGTAAATCACGGAACAGGTTTTTGATGGGAATGATTTATAAGCATAGTATAAAGTCATTTCTTCTTCTGCGTCAATTATCTGATCTATTCTTGTTTTGGTCGAATCGTATTTTTCAAAAAAGTAAATTATAATCGTTGCCCATTGTTCGCCATCCGTAAATATATAAGGAGGCATTGTTTGATTTTTCTGAACCTGAATATCTTGATCCCAGGGGACAATAACATCCTGGATTTCTTCTTCATCAAAGTCAACATTAGTTGGACCTGACAGTGTAAACCTGACAGCCGTTGCCATTAGAATACGTCTCCTGCCGGTTCAAGAAATCGTTCCGCATAAAGTTTTTCCGGTAAAATAGAATCTCGATATATTTGTGCATTTGTTCGTGGACCTGGTTGATTGATCACAACAACCGCCCTGCCGGTATCTTGCGTATTCCCAAAAACGGCAGGATTGCCCGTTCTATTAAAACGCTCCCATTGTTTCGAGGAATACATATCTCCAACTTCAGGACGAATAACCGCCTCCCCTTCAAGCCCCTTGATTAAAACTTCTTTCCGTCCCTTATAGGTTGATCCAAGAACAAGGCCCTGGTGGGCTTCGACAATGCCACCTATATGCATTCCCGACGGTGCATTTACATCAATAGTAATTGTTTTGCTTCTCAGTTCCGATAGCTTGTTTATCAAGGTTTCTATCTTATATTGAGCAACCTGTATATTCGCATCTATGACAAGTTTGCGAGATTCGGCCTCATTTATCAAACTGATAATATCACCCTTTAGGGTCCTGATTTTATTTTCTGCCTCAATAATATCAATATCTATTTCGGCTTTTTTGCTTTCGGCCTCCAGGATGAAATTGTCAATAATAGTTTGTGCATCTGCAATGGCAGAATCTACTGCATCGGTTTCAATCGCAAGGGCTTTTTCTTTATCAAGCTCACCCCCCATGTCTTCAAATTTTTGGGTAAGGGTTTCAAGTGCCTTGTTTGCATCTTCATAAGCCTTAGAACCAGGACTTAATGTCTTTAAATAGTCTTGCATCCTAAATATAAGTCCTGCAATCTGTTCGTCTGCCGTCGTTGTTTCAAGGTCAATATCAAAATAAAGTATTTTTTCAATGGCGGAAGTGGCTGTTTGGATGTCTTTTTCAAACTGGTCATAATCCTGGAACATGACATCAAGCATATTTCCCCAGTCAATGGTCAATTTATTGACCCGACCCGTTAACTCGTCAATCGCCTTTGAGAGTTGATAGAAGTCAATACCTTCAACTGAGGGTATTTCACGAAAACCCATTAATGTAGTCTGCAATTGAGAAAGTTTTGTTTGATAGGGCAGAATATCCTGAGCAAGCTGTATGTCAATTTCAATTCGCTGTTGTTTTAAATCGGTTATCGTTTTATTTAAGGATTCTATTTCATTATTTATTCCCTCAATATCCCGTTTTAGTTGTTCATCAATATTTGCCTGTTCCTGTTCCCAATCTGAAATTGCTTGAGTTAATGCTTCTATTTCGTTTTCGGTTTTCTTTATTATATCAAGGGTTTCTTGATCAATTGTCCCATTGAGTATGCCAAGAGCCAGTTCTGCTTCTTTTATGCTATCGCTTAAATCAACATACGCTTGTGAAGTGGGATCAAGATCGTCAAGCATAATTCTTGATTGGTCAATGGTTTCCTGTAAAAGGGTTTCAAGGCCAGGCCATTCAATGTCACCAAAATAATCTCTCATCTTTAAGGCTTGTTCTGTCAGGGTTCCCAAATCCTCGGCCTGTTTTTCAAATCCCACCTCAAATTGAAATGCATCGCTTAATTCAAGAAGGCTGTTAGTCAGACCTTCTATTTCTTTTTGAGTAGCTTCATATTCAATACGCAAATCTTTAAGCCGTTCAGTATACGGATTTACCCAATTAATGCCACCCAAACCAGATGGACGTCTGGCTGATACTTCTAAGAGTTCAAATCTTTTGATCTCCGTAGCTAAATCGGCTGCGCGTTGCAAGGTATCATCAAGTACTTGACTTGTTTGCTGTGCAAGGGCAGAGCTGATAACATTCCCTAAATCTTCAGCAGATTGTTGCGCTCGTTCGATCTCATCACCTAAAGCCCCGAAAGACTCTTTTAGTTCGTCGATTGATACTTTGAGCGTTCCAGTCTTGCCGGTAAAGGCATCGAAGATCGCACCAAAAATATTGAAAATGTTCAAGAATGTTGCACTTGGACTTGCAAATGAAGCAATAAGGTTTGCGATATTGCCTATGGCAGGGGCGAAATCACCCTCCATCCTGTCTGTTACATCTCCAATGAGGCGGGCGAAGTCGATCCAATTGTTGTTCGCTTTTTGGGTTGTATCGTTTGCTTTTCTCAAATGTTCTTCATAGGCTTTTACGTGTTCATCGTGTTGCAATGTTGCATCGGCACAATCTATCATAGCAGATTTTAATTCTTTTGTCTTTATGGCCATATCATAAATAGGTTTTATTGTTGAGGATATTTTGTCTCCAGCATTCTTTGAAACATCGCCCACATTTTCAACTTCAGTAGATGTTGTTGCAAGTGGATTTTCAAGTTCTTCCAATCTACTTTTAAGATCTTCGGCTTGGTTGTTTAATCTCTTTAGTGCTCCAGCTTGTGTGTCATCTACAATATCCCGAAGCCCGCTAAACAGAGATATGGGGCCACCAAGAGCTGTTGCCAGGACGTTTGTTTTCATGGCAACAGCTCCAATTTTTCTTTCAACTTCAGATAGAGCTTCCTGGAGCTCTATTTTTCTTAATTTTAAATACAGGGGGGTTAATTGTGTGAGTGCTCCAGTAAGATTTGAAACGTCTAAGCCCTGTGCCTCAAATGCCTTTGTTAATTTCTCTGTTATTGTTTTTAATTCTTCGGATTCTGCTCTTGTTAATACTGCCTTATCTTTCAATTCATCATAACGCAAGGAAAGCACCCGCACTTCATTAATCTCTTCACCTATTGCATCTATCTGCGCTAAAGCCTGTTCATGGCGTTTATTTGCAATTTCATTTAATGCAATTAATCCAGCCGTTACGCCTGCAATAGCTATACCGAATGGGCCAAATGAAGCCATCCACAAAGCTTGTATCCCTTTAACCGCAGACATGGCAAGCCGAACACCCTTAAGCGCAGCAGTAGCTCCACCAAGAGTTATTACTAATTTCCCTACAACCGAGACAATAGTACGAATGGTTTCTGGATGCTTATTTAATTCCCTAAACATATCCGTTAAAACGGGAAGTACGGATCGGCCAAGTTCGATAAACGCAACTTGAAGATTGTTTTTAATTATTCCAGCCTGCGCTTTAAATGTATCCATCTGTTTTTCAAAAGCATCATTCATTGCACCTTGTGAATCTGCTACAGCATCAAGTGTCTTTTTGAATCCCTTATAATTATTGACCATTGTCAGAATTGCTTTAGCTGCACGTTTTTCCATATCAAGGGCTTCAAGTTTCATTATTCTTTGCTCTACCGTAGCACCCTGTAGCGATTTTGCCAAATCTCCGATAACTGGCTCTAACCCCCTAAATTTGCCCGTTGCGTCAAATATCGCAACTCCCAATGCTTCCCATTTCTCCCTGTTTTCCGTCATAGATTCAAAAGCGCGTGCTAAATAAGTTGTGGCAGATTGAGCATCAATACCGGCTTTTGTCACGGCTGCAATGGAACCGTATAGGTCTTCAAGTACAACGCCTAAATTTGAGGCCGATGGTAAAACATTCCCTATTGCATTCGATAACTCGGCATACGTCAAAACACCCTTTTTTACCGTTGAAAATTGCAAATCATAAATTCTGCTCAATTCTCCAATATCTAAGGCATAGGCGTTAATTGTAGCCATGCCCGCCCTAACTGCAACATCAACACCAGAAATGCCAGCCGTTGCGGCACGTGCGGCTAAGTCGAGAGCAGAAATTGATTGTGAAGATTCGGCCCCTGCGGAAATTAAATCATACAAGCCCTTTGTCAATGTAGACATTGAAGTGGGAACAGTTTTAGCAATGTTCAGTACACCTTGATTGAGATTTTCAAATTCTTTTTCGGATACATCAAGTAATGTATTGACATCTGCCATTTGTGCTTCAAACTTCGACGCAGCAACCGTCGCAGCCGTAAATGCAGCAGCACCTGCAAGCAACGTGGCATTCATAGCCCTGTTCATTACTTGACCGGAATTAGACACACGTTGATTTAAGCGGTCCAGATCGTTATTAAATTTATCCGCTCCGGATAGTTTAACAAATGCAACAATGTCACCCACACCACCGATACTGCCAAACCCGAAAGGCATTTACCACCTCACCGCGACTCTTTTCCATTGTCCTGGATGTTCAGGATCAGGAATATTGACTTCAAATCCTTCTTTCGCCTGATCGGAATCTCTAAACAACGGATCAAGTTTTTTCCGCTCTCTGATTTTACCTTTTTTGTCAAGCCACGATGTTGCAATGACTGTCGATGCAACAACGCCCGTAAGTTGTTTGAAAAATTTTGGAAATTCTTTGCTTAACAACTCAATGAGTAATCCGTTTTCTGTATTGATGTCTTCCAATGTCGTGAGCAGAAAAGCTCTTTGGTAGAGATTTTCCCAGGCATCCGTTATTTCATCACACCAGGGCCAAAGTCCATAACGCCTTGCAACAGCATCCCTAAAACGCCATTCACTAAGCTCTCCTGCTCTTAGGAGTTTTTTACCGTTTCCTGAATTTCGGAAACCTTGCCGGTCAACTCAATTAATTTATCAGTAATCAACTTTGTAAGTCGTGGCGTAGAAATAGCCATACGCCCAAACTTTTGCTGCGATTGTTCATCGGGAAAATGAAAAGCCCCGTTTTCGTCCCGTAAATATTTTGCAAGTAAGTCACGTATGATAATGCGCTGCGTATCTTCGTCTGCACGCTGTTCGGCACGATTGCAAGGCCTATCTTTGGCGATTCTTTCCCTATGTTCAGGCTTAACGCTTTTTAGATATGTTTCCCATTTTTTTTCATCAATCGGACGGTCGCCATATCCCTTTTTTTCGTATTCGTATTGCTTATCCTCTTTGATGCAACCCTGTTCTGCGAACATATCCGCAGCATCGGCAAGACTTAAATTCGCAATGACACCACCACCGAGATCAAAGTTGACCTCTACGGTATCTTTTTCATAAGCCTTTTTCAGTATATCAATCGCTTTGTTTTGTGTTTTTTCCATCTTCATTTTCTCCTTTACCGTTTACAATTCTAAAAAATTTGTTTCTTTTGATTGTATTGAAATTCGTCTCAAAAACAGTTTCCCTTGAAAACGGTATCGCAAGGAGGGGCACAATCGCCCCCCCGTCATCGTGCGATACCCTGAATTTTGACGGATCGGGCAACTTAGTACGATCCTCATAAACGGCAAGTGCTAATATCCGTCCGTCTGGATATTCCTCTTGTTCCATTCTATCCGGCTTGATACCAAAAATACTTTCCCATGCACTTGCAAGCCAAATAGAAGCAGTTACGAATGGTGCGTTTTTTTGATCTGTCATCTTTTTATCTCCTCTGTTTTTTAAGAAGTTGCTTTTACATATAGCGTATAAACTTTATCTGTGGCAGATGGCGTGGCTCCCGTAACTGTCAACGTTCCGCCACTGATCGCAACACCAGTCGTGTAACGGTAGAATCCGTCGGCTGAATTATCCCACAGCTTCACAAAAGCTGCATTATCAAGTTCCCACCAGTTGTGGTCAGTCGCCGTAACCATAGATGCAGGCGTAGAACAAGACAGGGTATAAGTAAGCGTTGTCGGCGTTGCATCCCAAACATCGTAAACCGCTTCATATCCAGCGTAAACGTAGAACGGCGGATAGTAAGTATGTCCAGTAATTACACCGTCTTCGTATTCCATTGGAATACCCTGGCTGGTATCATCAATAATCAAATCTTGGATAACTTGACTAAACCTGTGGGTATAATCTGCCTCACGAAAAATAGATTCAATAATACAATCCGGCGTATCATTACTCACATGATATGGAAGGGCTACGCTTGCACTACTCCACGTAATATTCTGAAGGGCAGCCAAAACCTCTGCCTTTTTCCCGTTCAAAACATTAATTGTCACGGGCCACATAGGTTCACGCTTGACGTGCGTCTTGTCTCCCGCTCCATGATGTCGTATGTCGTACTCTACGCCATAGGTTACATCGCCAACTACTACAGACTGAACATAACTTAAATTTGTCCAAGCTACAGGCGCAGAGGCCGATGCATCACAAATCACATATCGGTGCAAAGCATCTTGGCCGCGTAAATAACTATTTTCCGGCGGTGCTGGAAGTATGTCAGTAACAGCCATGTCTTTCTCCTTTAATTAGGCCATAAACATTATTTCATATTCATGTCTGAATTCTTTTATATCTTCTGTGGCTTTTTCTCCCGTATCTCTGATTCCTTGCACTACGATTCCCATATCCGTCAAGGTTTTACCGGAATAACTCGTTCCACCAAGCGTTACGGAAAACGTGGTCGTATGGAGTGTTTTTGTGTTTCGGAAAAGCTGAAGAATGTAGGAAGATATAATATTTATCTCTTCCGGCCCTCCAGTTTTCCGGTCATCCCACGCACCGAAATACATTTGATATAAACCGAGCCCCAGGCCGCCTTGCTGTTTTATTTCTTCGATATATTTTGGTGACTCGGTATATATCACGGGTTTTTCAAGTTGGCTCAGTACATCTTCTTCTGGGAAGCCTAAATAGGTTTCCCAACGACTCCAGGGAACACCGCCCGAAATCTTGGCATTGAAAAGAGCCTCGAAACATCTTTCACAATCTTCTATGATATGTGTCTGCCTAACACTCACTTATGTTCGCCCGTCTTTGCGTATCGCAAGCAAAACCTGTCGCCTGATTCTACCCTGTATAGCGGGTCGTCTCTCGTTTACAGGAGCTCCAATAAAGCGTCGGGGTTTCATTCGCTTCCTTTTCCCCTTTTTCCCCTTTGTGCCGTCATGAACATATCTGTTATAGTTTGCTATTTTGGGATCAGACCAAACAGCTACAACCGTACTCGACAACGGAGTCAGCTTCAACGAATTGGACAAGTTACCTGTAATCCGTGCAATGGGCATAGTGGCTTTGTGTGGCTGGCCTGGTTTATAATGCGGGCCGGAAAGATTCTTGTCGGCTGCGTCGTATATCTCCTGTGCACCCTTAAGTATCTCCCGCGCTCCAGCTTTAGCAAGAGCTAACTTTACAGCCCTGCTTTTAAGGATAAATCTGCTTGTGTCAACCAACTTTTCCATTAAGCCCTCCTCCTCACTAAATGGGCAACCTGTCCTACACTTGCGGGAATATCGGAAACATCCCTTATTAAATATTTCTTTGAATCTTTTGTGATATAATCCGTATATTCGCTTTTCCCCGACAAATCGGCAAACGAGCCGTCGGCCGTATTTACCGTCCCCCACAAAAAGAGATCGTCTTTCTGGATTTCCCCAATAGTTTCGATAAATTCTTTCATCGTTGGTATACTATTTCCCGCAAGCCCAACCGGAGAAAACACCGCCTTAATGTTAATTGTCGTAGTGCTGGTATTAATTAAACCAGTGCCCTCACAATCATCTTCTCCCGGATTTGCAACGTGCCAGTCGGGAGAATAATTCTTTCGACCCTGTTCCATACAGGGACAAGTATCTCCCGTGACCGTTGTTAGCGTGGCAGTCTCCGCAAGATCGTCAGTTGCCAACCATAAAAGAAATTGATCTCTGTAGCTCAACCGTCATCAACCCCAAGAAAATTCAACTCTTCGTCGCTATCTTGATAGGCAAGGCCAAGGTCAATCTGTGTTTTCTCGTCACCGTCTGGATGATAATCGTCTCCGCCGTGAGTCACGGCTCCGTATTTTTCGTAAACTATACCAGCTTTAGCAAGCATCTCTTTGGCTTTTTTTAGAAGCCATTCCGCGCTCCCGACAATATCGGCAGCCTTTTTGTTTTTAGATTCTACTGGCCCCGCCCTGAAATCATTCTTTGATGGTCTGGATGCAAATAAATGAGCTACGTAATAACATTCGGCGGCTAACGCTAAAGCCCCTTTGTCGGCATCCGCAGCCGTTAGTGTTGTAAGGTCGGTTCCTTTATTAGATAGAATTTCATTCAACCAACCATCACCAGCCGGGATATATGGAGCCAAGGCAAGGGTTGCATCAGGAGCCTCGGTAGTCGTCCATCCGCCAGTTGCTTGTACTTGCGCAGCAGTTATATTAGCCATCAGCTTCCTTTATTTGATATTTTGCTAATATTTTGTCACGCTCTTCAATTGTTTCGGCGTTTGCCAATTCCCTTAGAACCTGCCGAGACATTTCAAGCAGATCAACAAGTTGTTTGTTGTTCTTTTCGAGCTTGGACACATATATCGTATACTGCCCTATCAATTTCTGGGCTTCTTCCAATTCGGATTTGACTCGTTGGTATTCATCAGCCTCAGTTTGATTAATCCGAGCGGCTTGTTCCTGTCCAGCAGGTACGGTTCGGCTTTCGTTAGGTTTTGACTGTGCATATCCAGACGAGCCAAATAAAATCATCAGACAAACTATAATTAATGCTCTTTTCATTTCTTTCTCCTTTCTTAGAATTCCCTTTTCATTTCTCCGCTAAACACAAAAAACAATCCGACTTGACCAAGTACATCAAACACAACATATTTTCCATATCTTTTTGTAACATCGTTTATATTTTTAAATGTTCTTACATGAGCAGGATTGTCAAAACAGGGAACCGATGCAACAACTTTTTTGCCGAATGGTATTTTTTGAATTAAAGCAATATCCTTTTCAAGGTGTTCCAAGACTTCGGACAAAACATAATAGTCTGCATCGGGCAACGGACAAGTATTTAAGTCTGCGCAAATAAAAGTATAATCCGGCACTAATTTTTTCGCCATATCAATGGCTACATGCGAAAAATCAATGCCGATATAATCTTGGAAACTTTCATCCCGTAAATATTTCGCAAATTGACCAGGCCCACAACCCAAGTCTACGATTCTCATTTTGGGGTTCATGTTTTTTACAAAAACATTCCAAATAGGATAGTATGGTGATCGCCTATAATGCACTTTATAGTCTTCAGAGTACCTGTAAACTTCGTCATAATATTTGCTGTTTTGTTCCATAGCGTTTTCTAAAAATTATCATAAAACTTGGTTAGGTTTCCGATAAAATTTTCCATAGATAGCTTCCGCCTGTGCATCGCAAGGTTTGTTCGTTTTTGTATGTGTTCATCCCATCGTTCAATAAATTCATCCGGCGTATTGGCCACTATCCCAATATCATATTTTTCAATAAGTCTGTTTACCTCCTGCACTCCAAATGAAACTGACGGTATGCCAGCCGCAACCGCGTCAAAAAATTTATTGGGCATATTAATATCAAATACTTTTATTTTTTTGTTATTAGCTAACCAGTTACCTACTATATTCCACGAGTGTTCGCCTAACTTCTCAATAACCAAACTCATCATCATTTTAGATATTCGGCATCCTAAATTCATGTAGTGAATATTCAATTTATCATCTGCACGGGCTGTAATAGACGGCGTATACATATATATTTGACATTTCCCTCTCAATGCCTTACATAAATCCGTATAATTCCTCCATATCTCTCCACTGTTTATTACATCCATTGAGACCCCACCATTAATTACGGCACCACCGTAGAATCCCTGGGGTTTTGTTATATACCAATCTTCCGGGCAGGCCGGAGGAATGAAAGTTGTAGGTTTTGATGTTCGTGTTTTTATCTCTTTCTGGCAACCCAAACTTGGCAAAACCAATCCATTTGAGCAACCAATAGCCATATCCTCATCGTACCATATTACTTTTTCACCCGTAGCATCAACCGTCTGTTCGCCAAAAAGCCATCTATTAGAATCGTGAACATCAAGGATAATCTTTGCCTTTGGATTCAATTCTCGAATCGTCCATGCCATCCAGTCGGGCGTGTTGTGAACATGGAATATATCAACTTTGCCAAAGAACAGTTTTATTGTTGATCTGAATTTTTCCGGTGTTTCATAATAATTGATGCTATCGTAAAGACTTTTATCATACTCTTTGGGTAAATGAGAAATTAATCGTATTTCATAACCAAGATTTTTAAGTACCCACGCTTCTTTTGTGACACGCGCACAATTGTGATGAGTAATAAAAGCGAGTTTTGGCTTCTTCATCTATTTATCCAATCTATTTATTCTTTGATTTCTCTTAACACAAATTTCCTATAAAGTGATAATTGATTAATATTGAGATTTCCCTTTGCGTCAAGGTTTTTTAATGCTTCAACAATCAGTTTTTCCGTATATTCTCCAAATACGATTTCTTTTTCTGGCACTGCGTCCCATTTAGCATTTATACTGCCATTGGGATTTTGTTTAGCTTCAATCGCAACTCGTTCCTGTTCGTTGGGTGCAAGTTGATCCTTTAAGTCGTTGATGACTTTCCAATCGCTAAAACTCGCCTTTTCGGGCAACAGCGAAAGTACAATAAATCTTTCGAGCATGCTCAGATTGACTTTGAATGGAACATACTCTGCCGTAAGGGATGTAGAAAATAACAAAATACCAATGAACAGCCCGATACTCATTTGCGCACGTTTCATTTTAAATTCTCCTCTCTGTTTTAAATAACGGGGCTGTTTTTAGGCACAGCCCCAAAGCCTTTTTTTTAATTGTAATTATCGTAGATATATACCCAGTATTTCGTACTGGTATTCCCATCGATATACAAGGGTACGGCTCCGATCTTATTTGCTCCGGTATTTCCATCGGCAGTATAGCCCATTGATGTGCTTCCATCCTCGTTATAAAGGTAAAACAGCGCATCCGTCGTAGTGCCTGAAACATTCAGACTAAATGGGCAAGCAGCTGTTTCGTTTCCCGCGCTCAACATGTGCATTCGTGCGCCGAAGATAGCAATGGCATTCGTAAGGTTGCCAGAATCACCAGTATTAACCCAGATACCATCATTGCGAGCCGCAACCAGATTCCCGCCTGCGGCCACTGCACTGTTTACGTTTACCCATGCTGAAGCAGCAGCGAGATGACCTGCATTTGTTCCTGTCGTAGTAACATCAACTTCAATCGCCGCACCGTATCCATCACCAACGTTAGCGTTTGCCATACTTGTTGCTATGTGTGCGCCCCGCGTAAACGATCCAGTCACATCAATACCGTAAGCTGTCCCGCTTGTTAATGTTCCACCAGCGATGTCAATTCCAATCGAAGATACTGTTCCGGTTGTCTGAGTGCTATTTGGCATTTGTATATTCACACCACGCCAATTTATTGTTCCAGCACCCGAACTCTGTACTAACGCTCCAGCCGTACTAAGATTTAACCCGTAAATCGCAGTTGTATTAGCTGCCGTTTGGCTCAACGCCGGTAACTTTAAGCTAATTGCGGTAACATCCTTGTCAGTTGTCATGGTAACATTGCCATTTAAATCCATCTCAAAACCAATGGCGTCATCGTCTAACGTAGTAGCACTGCCAAAATCAGCATCAATTAAAGTGCCGGACACCCATTCAGTTTCGAGTTGTAGATCAATTGCGGCACCGGCAGCCGATGGTGCTATGGTTACAGATGTTCCGCTTACTCCTGCATCTGACGCAACACTTCCAGCGGTAAAGTCGCCATCTACATCAACGCCACCAGCAAAACCCGCAAATGCAAGATTATCAGATGTGTTGATTGTTACTGTACCTTGATCGTTATCACTCGCAATAAACGTAATTTGACCAGATGTTCCAGCGTTAGCACCGGTTGACATTGTTGAAGCAGCCGTGACCGTTGCATCAGAAGCAATCGTTCCGCCCGTAAGTGCTCCGACCACATCGGCATCACCATTGACAGTAAGATTGTCACCAACGGTTGTTTCGGATGTCGAATGTCCAATGTCAACCGGGCTTCCCGATGTTCCGGTATTGATGTCAATCCCGTTCGTCGTGTTAGAATTGTCAAACGTCATGGAAGTTGTACTATTGACATCAAAAGTAGTCCCGTCCGCTGCAAACGTTCCATCAATATCGGTATTGTCCAGATTTGCCGTTCCGTCAACATCCAAATCAGTTCCTACATCTAAACCCGCCGCAAGGTCAATTTTTTTATCAAACGTATATCCAGCACTTTGAGTAGATGTGAACCCCCACGTAGCATTTGTAGGGGTGGCATTTGCCGTGATAGCGATTTGGAACGTATCATCGGTATCACCCGCCGCATCAGAATCAGCATCACCAATAATCTTGAAAGCAGGTTCATTTTCGTCTGCGGTAGTATATCCGACCGTCAAACCTGTGCCGATATGTGCCTGTTTCGCAATTCCCAATCCGCCGTCTGACTGAAGCGCTGCAACCGTTGTGCTTGATGCGTCCGTTGTATTTGTAGACTCAATTAAATACTGTGTCTGGAATTCGCCCTCTGCCTCGGAAAAAACCATATAGAATGCAGTGGTATTAATTAAACACCTTAACGTATTATCATACCAGACGTTGCCGGAGGCATCCGTGATGTCATCGAAATGGAAGATATATCCGTAATCTTCCCAATTCGCCTTTGCGGTTCCGTTTCCCCATAGGCCGGTTCGCATAAATGCCATTGGGAATGATGTCGGATTTGTTATAGACGAAAAGTTTTCAGGAGCTTCAATTTCTGCATCAAAGGCATAATAAGCCCCACCACTCGGAGACTTGGCTGGTAAATTGATTTCGGCACAAATCGCAGCCGCCATACCGCCACCCGCATCTCCGGTAGACCCTGTACTATAATCCACTCGTCCGACAATTCCGTTCACCCAGGATCCGGTTTGAACATCTGCAATGACTTTAGCGTAAAATGCCTCAGAAATCGCACCTGCGCCGGTTTGGGTTAGCGTAACTGTTGTAGCCCGCTCTGTTCCAGAAGTGTTTGCGTTGGTCTGTACTACGCTCAACAGGTCTTCGCTTTCATCCCAAAAAACATAATTCCCGGATGTGGCACCGAAAAACTTGACGTCATATCCAGTATCGTCTTCGCCGACTGTCAGGGCACCTGCATGGGTAAGCCCATAAATCGTTATGTTAGTTAAGCCATCCTTAATCCAACTTTTGAAGGTTCCCACGTTACCAAAGCCGGAAGGTTCACGATTCTGTGCGAACAACGGAAATGCAAATCCGATCATTAAAAGAAAGATGATTAATCGCTTCATTCTTGCACCTCCAAATTTTCAGAAGTATCTTCATTATCATTTTCAGAAGTATCTTCGTTTACTTCCAAATTTTCAGAAGTATCTTCATTGTTAGGTTTCACTGCAGGCGAAACCCGCCGCCCCCTTAGCCTTGCCCTTTCTTCCTGCTCGTTCCGCAGCCGTTGAAGTTTTTTCTCGCGATCTTCTGCATACCGTTTTTGGGCTTCTTCGGTTGTGCTCACCTTTTTATCATAATACTTTTTCCACTTCGAGGCTGCTTTATTTGAGTTGTCTAATGCAAGTAGCCCCTGACTGATTTTGTCATGATAAAAGGGTACATCGGGAACCTCGTGAGGGATTTTTTTATCAATCATATATTGGTTAATGCTCATATAATGATTATAATTCCCCCTCACAGGACAGGACAAGGAGAGAGGTTTCTTTTTCTTGCTTGTTACATATATTACACCCATAAGTCACTCCTTACGAAAAATCAAAATCACAAACAGCGTTTTCGTCAATTATTGCATGCCCCGCTGCATAACTAATAGCAGTACCCTTGATTTGCTGTCGGATTAGATTTTCGGTTTCGGTCAATACACTACCCATCGTTAGATGCTCAATGCCGTAATTTTTGTCAACACCGTAAAAATGGGAAGTTGTGATCGTACTGGTATCCCACTCGTACATAACTGGCATAACTAACTGTGGCACAACCTCCTGGGTGAAACTTCGCATATCGTAAGGATTTGTATAATCCGCAAGAGCATTGATCCATTTACGGACACCGGCCTTTTTGCCAACAAGTACGGAAACCTGATACGGAGAACTCATAATCGTGCGAACTTTCGTCACTTCCTCGCCATCAATTACTCCCGAAGCATCGGCAGATGCAGTAGCACCCGGCGTGTTTGAATTGCCGTCGCCATTAATCATAGTATAAAACATATCATCGGTTTCATCAACTTTAATCTGTAAACCAATTCGATCAAGGGCAACAGCAAAAATATTCAGGCGCATTTGTTTAATATCTTCATAACTCTGTGTCAAATAGGTGCCGAATTTCTGAAGAGTAACCGTCTGTTTGCCAACGACGATTTTCGTTTCCTTCATTTCTTCGCGTGGTTCTAATTTTGAAGTTTGCTCATCCGCCTCAGCCGTTTCAATGTAAATTTTGTAATAAGTCATTGAATCAAGCATGGTTTCACGAGCAGCAAAAATCGGAACCATATTATCTTTTTTGCGACCTGCAAAAACTTGCGTAGAAATTGCTTCGGGGAAAAGAACGTCGGCTCCGGAAAACTGGAAAAACTTCCCGACTATATTATCGGTTCCGATACCGTCGAAACGAATACCACATGCTTTCAAGCCTTCCTCAAAAGCAGTTAGGGGGGGGGTCTCGCCATTTGCTCTCATTTTTGCCTTTTTGTCGAATATCTGAGAAAGCGAAAGCCCGTCATAAATAGTTTGCTGCCCCATTTTTTCAGATTTCAGCTCCTCAAGAAACATAGTAAAAGACTTGCCATCTTTAGCTGCATGTTTATACATACCGGATTCGAGTCCGTCTTTGGGATACCATGCCTCTACAACTTTAGAGCTTTTCATGGGGTCAATTCTTGGTGTATAAGCCATTTTAGCCTCCTTATACCATCACATCAACGCGGTTGGTCGTGGGCACGTCTACGGCAATTACAACACCAGCCCCACTTGCACCGGCATCTTCGATATTCATATAAGTCGTATCGTCAACCTTGAAAGTATCTTGCAAGGCAGTCGTACCATCATAGGGCAGATTAATAATCTGTGTAGGCGCAAACACATTGCCATTTTGATCCGTCATCAGGAAAAAATGAACAGTCAATGCATACGAACTTCCACTTACCCTATAATCAACGATTTTGCCGTGTGGCACGGCTCCGGCAGCAGCACTTGTCACTTCATAATTATTGGAAAAAGTTGCCGTAACGAGTTTTCCAATAACATCTGTTCCAGCAGCCACAAGAGCATCAATTTCACTTTCAAATGTAGAATCCGGCACGCAACCAACCCTCGTAATACTTGGACGGTCGCCACCACCTCTTACTCTGGACATATCTAACCTCCAATGCTAAATGCAGAATCGGGAACGTGTATAATTTCCTCTGATTCCCCTTTATTGTCTTTTTTGTCTGGGTTAAGATCATCGTTGTTGTCGGGCAAAATACCCTTCAACTCGAATTTCTTGTCAACCGCCTCCTGATATTCCGTATGCTGGGCAAGTAATTTTTCAAAAGACAAATCTTCAAGAAATTCTCTTTTACTATCAGCTTTTTCCTTTGATACTAAGCCTGCCATACATCCAAGTCTAACTGTATCCTCGATCAATTGCTTGTGATACTTTTCCCACTCGTCGGCCTTGATTTTCACATCCTTAGCATTCTCGGCGGTGAATTCCTCGCCGAAAACCTTTTTTACGGCAGTCAACTCTTCGGTCGGCTCTTTCATCTCCGATTCGATGTCTGCGACCTTTTGCTGAACTGCGTCTTCAATGTCGGCCTGGAGGGTGTTAATAGACTCTTCGTCAAGCTCGATTTCCTTTGAAAAGCCAACAGAATCCACTGTAAATTTCATGTTTCCTCCTGGTTTATTTTTTTTCTTAACAGCAAGGCTACTCACAACCTTCGCAGCGGCTTCAAATATCCCTTTACGTGATTCGCAATGGTTTCTCGCTGCGGAAACACTCCACGTCTTTATCTTATATCTTAATGATTGTATTTCTGATTTTCCGTCTTTAATGCCATATATTACATCTATACATTTCCCGTCGTGTTTTTGCTCGCAATTTTTCCGTGCGAATCTTTCGTACTGACTGGGGTCTTTCAATCTGCAGGCGTGTTCGTTTTCGTAGGGTTTAATAACTTCGGCATAAGTAATTTTCATTCCTTCATCTTTTTCAAGCTCAGGGTTGACAGTTTTCGTTTCCGCTCCCCGTTGACTCTCTACACCCACCAAAGACCCCTCGGCAGCTTCCAAAAAATCAGTTAAAATATATTCCTCGTAAAGTTTTTTGCCTTTTTCATCCTCAATGTCTTTAGTCTGCCCGCCCACAAATCCAATCGAAGACGCCCACAAGCCGGAATCAAGATCATTGATAATTTCCGTTTTTTCTTTTGGCACATAATAACTACCGACCAGCCACAATACTCCACTATCTTGCTGGGCGATCTTCTTCTGTAATGTCCGGTTAGCTTCGGACGGAATATGTCCACCCAAGGCCTTCAATCCTTCATCAATGCCCGACGTTTCTATATCACTCTTAAAATACCTTCCAATGACACCCTTTGAACCAGGCCAGTCATGGGACGGTAATTTCCTTTTCCCGACAATTGTATTCTTTAGACGTTCCAATACCTTCGGGGGAAATCTCTGGCTATCACGGTCCAAAAGATTGAATGCCAGATGATCCCGAAATACCACAAAGTCTTCCTTCGTCTTTGTCCCTCTTTTCGCACCTGGTATATATTCTTTCATCAGCTCCCAATCTTCGTCGGTAGGTTCAAGACGTTCGGCGGGCAACATGGAAACCTTAACCATTTTATCCATTGCTATATCCTTCGTGTGTTCTTCAAACCATGCCTCACATTCTTCTATTGTTCTGAATGTTTTTTTGTCTTGATTTTCAATGTTCACTTGTTTATGGATAAAGTTTTCTTCTGCGTCTTCATAAACCCGTGGGAACCATATCATCCCGTCTTCGGCGCGGATGCCGTCTTTCTCGTAATTTATTATTTCATCAAGCGCGAAAAGATAATTGCGTCTTGATTCGTTTAAAAATCTCATTATTAATTCCCAACAAAAAAGCCGACCCTCTTTTCAGAGAATCGGCTGTCGTACAGCTCTATTAGTATCAGGCGGTCGAACCGCTCTCAAATGTCAATGAAACTTTATCTATCTTCTGTTGGCTCTTGCCATAAACTCGAATTTACAAAACAGACCACTTTCTTGCACTTTGGACATTTGATCTCAATGCCATCGGATGTTACCTCGTACAAAAAGCGATTACAAGTTGGGCATCTGTTTTCGCCCAACTTTAAACATCCTTTAGTTCGGCGAGAAGCCACCAAAGCCTCCGCTCTCCTCGTTTTTCTTGCGTCCCCGTTTCCCTTTTTTTACTTCGGCCCCATTTCCACCAAATTCCTTTTCCTCGCCCTCTGCAATATCCGCGACTTTTTCAGCACTTCCCCGACGCTTTGAACATTTAGGACAAAGCAAGGGTACGGTGTTAGGGCGGCCCGACTTGTAGCGTTTGTAATCAGAAACACAAACACTGATGGGGGCTCCACATTTTTCACAATATACAACTGGCATTAGTTACTCCTTTATTTTAAATATTTCAACATCCAATGAAGGGAAAATACATAAGCCGGTATTCCCAAAACTGCCACGGCAACAATTCTACCGAATTCATGCCAAGTCATTTCTCTAAGATTTAAACCGAAAGATACTCCCGAAATAACAAACATCAAGGCCGAAGCCCACTGCGTTATATGCCACATCCAGTTTGCAGTTCCGCATGTTATTTGAGCAAAGCTATATACGGAATAAACTAAACACGCAATAATAAAGATAATCGCAGCAACCATTCTATGTTAGATTTTTTTTAAGTGTAAGTGCAATCCAACCCATCGTCAACTCAAGAGCCTGATGTTCATTAAATCCACTTGCAATATAAGCATCGAATACTTGTTTTTGTAGCTTTGCCAGAGGCTCAATTGTTTCTGAGTCAAAAGCTGGCTTTTTACCCAAAAGATTCTGAGCTTCTTCAACTGGGTCTTTTTTCTTTTGCTCTGCCATTTTCAAATCCTCCACTCTATGTTTTCAAGCTCTTCTCTTGTATATAGTCTACTATATGGTGATTCTCTTTGCCACGGTCGCTGTATCGGTTTATCCGTTACGTAAACAACTCGCCTAACACAAAGACAGTGTGGGTGCGTATCCGATACCGGATGCGGGCCTCGTCCTGCCGACCATACTCTTCCCTGAAATTGCATACATATAGGACACGCTGTCGGAGCCGCACTCCAGCGTTCGTAAGGGATTTGATATTGTCTTATGCTCGATTCAAAAGCAGCATCGGCTGCCAATACGGATTCAGATCGTGCGAGCCGTCTCCAATACCAAGCTTTGCCTTCCCCCACCTCTTTATGAAGCCATCGTGCAACTTGAAGCGGGTTTTGTCCTTCTTTTGCTTTTTCCCGTAAAGCAATTTTTATTAATCTAATATGCTTTTTACCAAGCTCTTCCTTGATCCTGTTCCCACCATCACGGATTACGGCACGTAAATAGGGATTATCTAAAGCTGCCTGAATACGTCTTCGTTTAAGTTCTTCGGAATCAACATAATCCGGTAACTCTCTCAAAGCATCCCTAAAGACTTGATCAGTCCCGATGCTAAACGCAGATAATTGATGAAACGGATAGGTGGCCGACATCGGATCGACGGTTTTTACTGCTTCCGTCCCCAACAACTCCTCACGCCATTCATAAAACACACGGTCGAGTTCTTCGTTCATCATTAGCGTGTATCGGAATTTCCCCGTCTCTCCCACATCATCCACATCCGTAAACTCGGCCTGCCTAACCGTTTCTATATCCGGTAATGCTAATATATTGAGAATCTCAATTTCTTGCTCTGTTGCTTCTTCCATAAAAGCATTAAAGAAATCTGCTTGCAATTTTCGCATTTTAGGCCAACGGTGTTTTCTACTGGCAAGTTCAAGTTCATGGAAATTCGGAGTTGTAACTTTAAAACAACATACGCCCTGCCCGTCGGGTATTTCAAAACCCTTGGCTATTGCTATTTTTCGCAAGCGGTCTGTATGTATTGAGATGTCAAGTTGGGCATTAATCATATAATTAGTTTAATGTCTACGCTAAAATCATTAATTCCACCAATCGTATAAAGACTTTTTCCTAAATAAATTTGCACGTCTCTAACTTCCGGCGCATTGTCTATCAGCTCCTTCAGTTGCTTTCCAATATTTTGTTCTATCTCTTCTACTTTGCTTTGTAATTCTTTAGTGTCCATCTTTAATTATCTCCCCTTGCTTTTTAGGAGGGTGCGTATACACAACACTCGAAGTATCTTCATGTTGACAATAAATATATCTATATGATTCTCTATGCAAGCCCACCACACTCCGGACATTGCACAATTTGATAATTCAACAATCTTTTCGGTTCACAGGCTTCACCACATCGTATTGGTATTTGTCGATTTTTAACAATTTTTAATCCAAACCCAAAACAGGTGGTACAGTTTTCTACATGATGAATAGGACATTTTTTACAAACTCTATGTTCCTGTCCTAAATTATTTTTCAACAATATCCTCTTCTTGTTGACATTCCATTCCCCCCTATTCTATTTCCCTTGCCATTCTTGCTAAATACGATCTTTCTTTGACCTTTGCATACCAGTTAGACGGTAACTTAGTTACGTCAAAACCCTCTCTGTCCAATGTTTCCCTTGCACTTTCTTCATCAGCCCATCCGTAGGCAATAGCCATTTCAAGAGCTTCAAGCATATTTTTAATGGCTTCCCAATTGCTCTTTTTTGCATCGGCTCGTTCGGTTTCCCCCAATAACATAACTTCAGGCCATTTCATGCTCCATTCTGCTCCAGCATCACCCGTAAGCTCCAACATGGTATCGATAATTCTTTCAACAATTGGATTGATCCGTTCCCGTTGTGCGTTGAGATTAGACATTAGCAATAAATTTTGCATTACCGACATACGTTCGGAGGTAGACCAATGGACTCCCAGGGACGAAGGATGAAGGCCGGTATTTGCGATCAATTGCTCTAAAAGCGTTCTGACGGAATCTTTGGTTGCTATTAACTTTGCATCTGCGCCCAATGTTTTTATATCCCACGTACCACCAGGCGGTATACTTAATCCGATATCGGTTACATTCCCGCGCCTTTTCAGTTTTGAAAGTTTACCCAATTGCTCCATGAATTTATCTCTTGTATAATCTGCTTCCTCAACGGTTCCACCCTCGGGTGGGGCAAAAGCACCGACGAGAGATATATCCCCGAATCTCTGCACTTGATTTTCAAAGGATTTTTCCCATCGCAAAAATGCCTGGCTCGGCCACATACAAGAATAAAGCAAGCTATAACCCTGCGGATGTCCCTGTCTTCGATCAAAAGCCAAGTAATAAATCAAATCCATATTTTCAACAGGCAGTGGCATAAAATGATTGTCTTTATAAGTGCCGATAACAAGTTCGCCCGTCTTTTCATCTTTTATAAAACACATAGATTCGGCAGAGGCTATTTTCAAACGATGAACATCTGTCATTGTTTTTGTTGGTACAAGTTCTCCCCAACCACCACCCACTTCAAAAGCTGAATCCTCTAATTCGTCTAAGAAAGAACCCAATCCTCTGCCAAAGCGATTTACCTGAACTTTTTGAACAAAGTCTTCTATTTTCTTTTTTACGGAATCGGATGGAGAATCAAATATCGGGTCACCAATAAGCTGTACGAGTTTCTTTATGGCTACATTGAAGAAGGGTATTTTTTCCCTCAATTCACGGTAGGCCCCCATGTTGTGTTTCAGGGGATTATAGGCATTAAATATAGATATTCCACTTTCGTAGGTTTCCCGTGTCTGCGATGTTGCAGATGCCTGTCTTTGGGGTTTAGGGGGTTGGGGTTTTCGCAATCTTACCTTGAAGGGGCGAGTCGAGATGTTTATATCCAAAATAAACTCCGCCGAATTAGGATAACATTCAACGGATATTAATTTAATATTATATTATTAATTTGTCAAGCAAGTATACGCAAATAACGTATAGAAAAAATATTTACAATCCTGCCCTAATTTCTTTTCATTAAAGCATGCCGTTTATGTTATGTTTTAAATATTACTATAGTCCCACTCAGTAGGCCGATGGTGCTGCCAGAAGTGCTTAAACCCTTCCTCAGAGGTTGCCGTTACTTCATCTTCAAAGTCACCAGCCACCGTTCCGTATTCAGGGTGTGTGGCACTAAATGAATTAACCCATGTGTAATAGTCCTCGTGTACTTCACCTGTAATTGTCCATCCGTCTGCGTGTGTTTTCGTATGGACTCCACCCGTAGCATCGGAGTCCGTTACTTCTGAAACATCCAAGGTAAGTGCGCCACGGGTGCTGTTAAAATCTTCCCCAAATTTTTTGCTAATCATCGTTATCTCCAAAGTAAAAACATAACAAGGCTAATTAACGCGGATCGTCTTCGTCGCTCCGCTCCTCAGCCGCCTGGTTATTGGCGGCGTTAGCCACACACAAAATGCTTCCCCACAATTTTATTGCCACAAAAAGGACAGAATTTATAATCTGTTTCAACCCATTCACAACCCTGATGTAATGTTATATCATTTCCACAACTTGTTGTATGATATGGGTCATAATCCCCAAGTGTTCGATATGTCCATTTACATACCCCACCCGCATTTTGTGGCCCACCCTTTCCCTGATTCCCACCACTGACTAACCCGCTACTGCTATTTGTTTCAGACATCCATTCTTTTATTTTTTTATATTTGTTCATCTTCAAACATTGCTCCATTATTAGATTTCATAGTACCAATCCCTTAATGTCCTCGCTGTATAGCCGACCTCTTTGGACAAATCCTCACAAGCCCGCCGGACGTAATCACGTACGCCACGCTGCCTTAATGTTTCTATCCGCCCCTCTAACACATGGCGGATTTCATCATGCCTCACCTTGGTTGTTTCGCGCATTTTCCCTTTTCACTATTTTAACCAGATCAAAAACTTTTCCTCACCTATTTTTAATATTCCATATGTAATATTCCATAGATTGGTCACAATTCTCAAATACGGCCCAACATTCTGTTTTGTAATTTTTCCTGATTTTAGAATGTTCTAATGCGGCTTCTTCGTCCTTATATAAAGCCACAATTCTATTCGGCCAACATCTTTTATATACAGCCCAAATCTTTTCTACCCCTGCTGTCATGTCATTTTCCTTTCTTCAGCTATTTGTTATGGCGGCTACTTTTCAGAGACGGAATCATCAACCCCATCCCCACAACTTAGTCTCTTCAATTTAGATGCCCACAATCCAGTAATTCTTGCCTGTTTCCCATTATCATATTTCACAATTGCCAATAATGTATCATCTGGAATAATAACACCGACTACATTCCATTTATTTGAATCTCCACTCAAATCCTCTATGCACATATTTGTAATATGTTGTGCAAGGTTTAACAACCCCTGATTTAATTTGGTATCTATAATAACCCCCTTCTTAATCTATGGGTCTTGGTTCACCAAGTTTGACAGGAGAAGAAGATACCCTGCCTTTTATGGGTAACAATTCCTTTAACGCCCAAACAAGGGCATCCATCCTATTGGGACTCCAGCCGCTGCCGGGTGTATAGGTACACATTTCATCTTCCAATTTTGGGAATATGCCAACATGGTGTACGTTTCCCTCTTCATATTGGAATGATATGGGTTCGGCCCGTATTGTCTTGCCCCGTGATGCTGTTATCAATCTAACGGGTAAATTAGGCCCCGCTGACTGAATCACACTCTTGACCATATCACCACCATAGTTCTTTTCTGCGATAACTCTGTCTGCTTCGTTTTCCTCAAAAGCTTGCGTAACGCTTTCAGCCCACCCCTCCGGTCTCGCATTAATAGAATAATCCGCCAAAACGTATCCATGATTATCATACCCAAGTCCAGCAACAATAATACCCGTTTCCGATGAATCTTTCTTTTTTCCTTGGGGATCGACACCTACAACGATTCTTTTCATTCTTGGTGCTTCACTGACTCTTGTATTATCAATGATTGCTTGTGTCCACAGGGCTCCGGGAACGTCATCAATGTCTTCGGCTAAGATTTCTTGCTTATAGGCAAGTTGGGTCATATCTATAGCAATTTCGTCAAGGGCCCGTTCGTCAATAAATGGATTTGCGTAACTCGTGAAATGAAATGCTTCCCAGCGACCAGATGTATCCTTCTGTGCTTTTTTGAACATTTTAGAAGCGTGGCGGGGATCAAAGGCTTTAGTAACCCCCCTCATCCTAAAACTTGGGGGGGTAAAAATAAAAACAGCATCACCATTGTTATCTAAAAGCATCGGAGCACCAACAATCTCCCAGGCGTCTTCATTCATTAATTGAAATTCGTCAAGAATGAGTATATCCGCCCAGTCACCCCTTAGTGTATCTGCATTCCAAGCCGTTTTAGCCTTTATCCTAATATCCGTATTTGGCACTTCAATAATATGTAAATTCTTGTCCCTGAATAATATCTTCTCTGATATAACAGGCTCTAAAACCGTATTAATGAAATGCCAAAAAGCCCCTACCTGTTCTACTGTAGGAGCTCCATATAATACCCTCTTTCCATCTCTAAACCCATGTAATGCTATTTTCCCACACCCAATAGTTTTGCCACCACGCCTTCCAGCTTTGACGATTTTCCTTTTAGTGGCACTTTCAACGAATCGCTTTTGTTCTTCGTGTCTCTTTCCAGTTTTGGGATTTGTATAACCAGGAATGACTATCCTATGTATCGTCTCCATCCACAAACTCTATAATATGTTTAATGGGTTCCTTGCCTCCGCCTACTTGATACCTACGTCCAAAGTCCTCGTTCTCCGTTCGTTCAAGTATCCATGCTAATGCCTGCCACGCCTTTGTGGGTAAAGTGATTGTTGTTTCAAATTTAGCCTTGCAATCCGGGCACTGAACTTGTACCCTTGTCTCACCCACACCCGCTGTACGTATATGGCTTAAAATATCTTTTATTTTATCAGCACGCGCTTTTTTTACAACCTCAGAAAATTCAGGTTTTTCTCTTTGCCACGCATAAAATGTTTCCTCACTAATATCCACAAGATCGCATACCTTTTTTATGGGTACGCCTTCTCTTAGGCTGGCTACAATAGCATCAACAACTTCCTGAGTATATTTCATATTCTTACACCCCACTACTTCTCGTTTTACGGATTTCCATACTTCCACAACCTATCTATTTTCAACCGTTTTGATTAAAAACGCTTCCCGCAAAAAGGGCACAGCTTAAATAAGGTAGTTTCCTCCTTGCAATAATCTCCAATATTATCATATATCAATTGGAATTCCCATCCATTAATTAAACGTCTGTATAATAACCTAAAATTCAGTGTAGCGGTTTTTCAGGTTATTACCAGTCCGTTATACGTGTTTGCAAGAGGTTCTTATCTCCAATTTAGATGCTGGAGATGAAATACCTCTTTCCCCACATTGTAGACACGTCCATCTTCCGAAACCACACAAATCATAGGATAATACATTTGATGGGTGTTTGCAATTAGATTTATCTGGATGTGGAATATTAATAATATTTTTAAGGTTGTTAGGGGTATACAATAAATGTGCTCCACAATCCATGCAAACCAAAGATAAATCCGAAATCCACATATCATTTTTTGATAAATTTTCGGGTCTGATATGCCCCCGCAATTCAAGTCTTTTATGTTTACACATAATTCATTCCTTTATATTTTTAGGGTAAAGGGCAAACCCGTATAACCAGCGTTAGAACACGGACAGCCACCCTGCCCACGTCCTTGCCTCTGCCGGTTAAACGCAAGCCGTTATGCCCCAATCAGGGCTAAAAATGTTTTAAATATAATTCTTCAATTTCTTTCTCTCCGAGCAAAACGCCTTCGCCAGTCTTACACACTTTAAGCCATACTTGCCCGTTTTCGGCATTATGAGCGCAAAGTTTGTACTTGCCGACAATTATATCGCCCTGATTGCCCTTCCGCTCCGCATCTTCCCGGCCAGGCATAACTTGATTATGAACCGGACTTGCCCCACCAAACTTTTTTTGCAAATGCTCTGCAACTTTTACAATATCCCATTTTCTTCCAACTAAATGTTTATACCAATATTTTTTATTTGAATAACAACTAAGCATTTCTTGAACTATCTGTTCCCAATCCATTTTTACCTCCCGGCCTCAAGCCGGTTATAATTAGCGTTATGCCTCTGGCGGCTTAGGTAATTCTTGCCAGTATTTCGGTATAGTAAATTCCATGTCAAGATAAAAATTACCGTCCCTGTACATAGCGAAAAATGGTAACAATCCTTTTCCGTTTGAACACATTTTGTATCCTTCTTCCATCGGCTTTTCTTCGTCAGTAAGCCGCCAGCCCGTCCCTTCCTCACTGCCCGGCCCGGCATAACCCGTTGCTGCTACGGATGAAACCCGCCCAACACCGCTTTCCTGATCTTCAATACCCTCCTTAAAAGGGCATACATCACAGCACTTTGCACCAACCCTGCGATTACGCTTGCAATTCTGATAAAACCATGATTTTCTATCAATTTCTGGAAATTCCATTTTTTTATCCTTTCTCTTACCCCGCCGTTTCACCGCAGAGCATTGACGTTATGCGGCTACAAAAACTCGGTCTTGCCCCGCAACCCCAGGTTTTGTAATTTCACGTATTTCACCAAGCTCAACAAGCCTGTCAACATAAGCCATCATTGTCCATGATGTGTCACCGGAAATATCCGTAAGCGCAGAAAACATCATGAATGCCCCACCCTCATCCAGAAGCTGTCTTGCCTTATCTCTAACTTTCAAAAACTCACGTTGTCCCTCATCCGTAAATATCTTTTTTTTCTCAACATTGTAGTCATACATTGCAATTTTCTCCTTTTTATAATTTCGTTTCGCCGCATAACAATGTCATGAATGTGACCCCCGCCCTGTACCGAGGAAGAGATCCGCCGAAATCGGGTTCAGCCTCACAACTCCACCGGCACATTATGACAGACGTTATGTGCCTATGCCATCCACACTTCTTCTTTATGGTGGGAGCACGTACATTCCTTACTACAAATTCTCCACCAAGCATACCCAAAATGTCTTTGTCCTTTTGGAAATCTCCGCCATTCATAACATATTTGGCATGGTAAATCTTTAGTTGGTTTTTTCCAAAGATACTTTTTATGATCATACCATTCTTTAAAATCTATATTAGCCTCTCTTATTACATCTATGTTAAAATCATTCCCATATTTATCTATCTGTTCATCTGTGTATTCTCTCAATTTCATAAAACCCCTTTCGTTTCGGCACATAACAAATATTTGCATTTGTTTCTATGCCTTCGCGCGGCTTATGCTAAATTTAGGGCGGACGGCTTATTTAGAGATTCTTTCTTCAACCTCCCTGCCCACATTTTCAATATTTTTAATAATTTTACTAACATCTTCAGGTGGAACATAAATTTCATCACCATCATTAATGCAAAATGCTATAAACTCACCAATAATATACACTTCTAAGAAATCTCCATCCTTATCTTCATACTTATAACCATTCTCCATAACCCCACTCCTTTCAACTAATAAATCTCATTCAATATAATACTTTTTTTACTAATATTCAAGCTCTTTCTAAATCTTTCCAATTCAGCTTTTTCACCTTGCCATATTTCACATCGCCACCTCGCATGACATCGACTATCGGAACAACCTTTCCAGAAATCGTCGGGCTGTCTTCCACATGGGATAGACCATTTTTCTCTATCCAGTCTTTTACGCCACCGCTCTGTCGCTTGAATAGCTTTTGATAGTTTACCAAAACGTTTTATCCCCCTAAAAACAAATGTAGTGCTTAATGTATCCTGTGGGATATATCGCGGCCAATGTCCATATTTTTGATAATAGCCCCAAAATTCTTGCATGACCTCTTGTTTGGTATATTTAAGCATTGATTTGCCTTATAAATGTTGTGTTTGCCTGTTGGCTTCCCCAAATTCACAATCAAAAAACCATCTTTTGCACTTGGGGCAATACTTTTGTTTTTCACCCTTCTTTATCATTTCTTCGGCCCATGAATGCCATTGTAAATATCCAAGTTTTTGGGGGTTGTGAAAGTCACACATTTTGTTCATAGCCACCCTTTCAGTTCTACGTTAGTTGCTCCCCATTGCCACGCTACTTCTACTGAATACGGACTCTCGTTCCCGTTCTCGTCGTAGGCCGTTACGGCAAAGTAGTAAGTTATGTTTTTTCTGAAGCCGTCGATTTGAAAATGGGTGACGTCTCCGACATCGAAAAAAACCGTATATTTGCCTGACGTCAATCCATAGTACACCCGATAACCCGCCAAATCCGATTCCGTGTTTGGGTCCCAACTCACCACTGCCGATGCAAGACCGACGGTGTCGGGTGGAGCGGTATCCTGCTCGGCCCAGAAAACGACGGTATCACTTAGAGTTCGCTCAATATACAACGTGTTGATGACAACATAAATTAACACTTCGCCCGTGCCATCCAACTCAATGTAATTGTTCGGCACGCTATCACCCGGAGCCAGATTGATCTGTCGGCTCCATTGTGTCCCACGCACGCCGTCGTTGTTTCTGCCAAAAAACCGCTCGCCACCCCAAACAGCCTGATCGATCCGGTCTGGATAATTTCCTTCCAGACATACTAAGCCGATGGAATCAACGGACAAATTCAATTCATTGATCATTTTCAGGCTGAACTCATTCGTTGGATCCCCAATGATGTTACAGCTTAGGCTTCCCCAGATACACGGTTCCTCTGGCGGCTCCTCGGGCGGAGTATCCGGCGTTTCGGGTTGGCAGGAAATCAAAATAAAAGCGATCAACCAAATATATTTTTTCATTATGTTTGCCCTTCCCAATGTCTCCGTCTTTTCCCTTTTTTGTATGGCTTAATAAACCTCAAATATCGTCTCCCTGTTGGGAAATATTCTTTATCTAATTCTCGCTCAACAAAACCATTTTTTAGTTCAATAAACGCAAATCCAGCATCTCTGATAAATCTACTCAAACTTTCATCACCATAAATATGAATTGAAGCTTCACGGAAAAGTCTCTTGTCATCCCCATTAATCCTGACTTTCATGATTTTATCAAATTTTGTGCCCACAAATCACCTTTTTAGCATATTACACACTATTGTTATTTTTGATCTTGTGTACCTCACCGGTTATTAATAGGTTCACCGGCAACTGCCTTCCCCCAAAATATCAAGTGCTCTATTTAATAATTTTATAGCCTCTACTGGCCCACCTTGTTTTGGATAATCAGGTGCATTAAACATTTTTGATAGTTTATCAGCAATTCCACGAAGTTCTGGCATC